CGGCGGTGAAATCCAGCGCTTCCAAGTAGCAGCGCGCTGGCGCGGTGTTAGCCAGAATCCGTTTCACCTGCGCCACCTGACTGTTTGCAATCGGCTGGGCAAGCCGCACGCGATACCAGGCCCATTTCGTGCCGTCGCTGTCGCCCAGGAAGTCGGCGCCATTGAGCATTCGCGAGCCATCCAGATACCAGCTACCTGCACCCTCGATCACTTCAGCGCCCGGATAGCCCGCAGCAGCCAGCGCCGCCTTTATGGATGCTGGCGTGCCTTTGATTTTGTGGACCGCCACGCTGGCCGCTATCACGGCGCGTTTCGTGGCTTCGGGCCAGTTGCTATCCCACTCGCTAACCGACCACGCCCACGCGAGCCATGGCAGCGCCACGGCCGGGCACGTTGCCGGGTTGTAAAGCGAGCGCAGGGGCACAGGAACAGCGCTTATACGCGAAACGGCCAGCGCCAGATTGCGCTCTGCCTGCGTCGCGTTGACGGGCAGCAGGCTGTCTTCCTGCACCGCGTCCGTCACGCCACCACCCCGTTAATCGTGATTCCAGTACAGAAGGCGGCCTGCGTCTTCGTCGCCACCATGTCGGCCTGGATGCCCGGCGCGTGAAGAATCACGTTGTGAACGCCCGTAACAAACAGCGCCGCATACACGCCTGCCAGCGTCGGCGCGGCGCCGCATTTCCAGCAGGCCAGCGTGTATTCGGCCGCCGTTTGGTTCGCCATGGCCAGAACCGCTTCCTGGTCCACGCTCGCGTAAATTTCCAGCGTGGCGTTCAGCGTGTAGGGCAGGATTCCCGCGAACTGGACCAGAACCGTGTCGCACAGCGGGCGCACGTTTTCCGCCGTCAGCGCCGCAGTGACGGCCGCCAGCAGCTTGCCGTCCGGGTCGCTGTCTGCGCCGCCGTCGCCATTTGCAGACAGGATCGTTACCAGCACGGTCCCAGGCGTGGGCGACGTAACGCTTACGTCCCGCACCTGGCCATCTGCCGACAGCGCGTAAAACTGATAGGCGCCCACCGGCCCGGCGCTGCTGAAGCCTTCGAAAGACTGCTGGATGCGGGCGCGGTATGCGGCGTGGCTCTCCATCACGGCAGGCGTCGGCGGTATGGTCGTATCGTCGGCTGGCGTGATTGTCAGGCGCGGCACGTCCAGCCCGGCGCCGATTTGGTCCAGGTCGGTCCCGGTCGCATACGCGAGCATTAGCGCCTGGGCGGCTTCGTTGATGCGCTGGCGCAGCAGGACTTCACGATAGGCCGCCACCTGCAAAACCTTGTAAGCCGGGTCTGACTCGACAAGCGCGGTAAACGGGTATGGATCGTTCGCGCTTCGCGCAATCAGATCGGCCAGCATGTCCGCGAAAATCGTATCGAAATCCAGCGCTTCGATAACCTGCGGCGGTGCAAGTGTGGACAGGTCCACCGCTGTATAGGCGTTGGACATTACGAAACCTTTATGCCGTCAATTTTTACGGGCTGCCCGTCAGGCAGGTAATTGCCGAAAATGTCCAGCGCGATTGCGCCCGGTTCGGCGCTGGAAAGGCTTACGCGTGTAACCTGAAAGCGGGGTTCCCACTTGCGAATCGCGGCCACCGTAGCGGCGTAGATGCGCGACACGGTGGAAAGATTCATTGGGGCATCAACCAGGCTAAACAGCTTGCTGCCGTAGTCGCGGCGCATCACACGGCTGCCTATTGGCGTCGTGAGAATGTCAGTAATGGATTGCCGCAGGTGTTCAACGCCTGAAAGCGGCTTTCCAGTAGTCGCGTTGGTTCCGTTCATGAACGGGATTCTGGCCGTGGCCAGCGCCCCGTTCCACGGCGGGGTTTAGGCTTGCGCGTTGCTGGTCGGCGGGCCGTCGTGTTCGTTGTGGTGGTGCGACTTAACACCAATGCCATCCACAACCACGTCACCATTCACGACATTTACGCCGCCATTGATGGCGTTCGTTCCGCCGCCACTTCCAGCCGCACCGGATACCCCGGACAGCCACGACAGCAGCTTTTTAATGGTCGCCGCGCCGTCGAATGTCGCCTGGTCGCCCACGTGTTCGAACTGCTGCGCCGTCAGCGTCGCTTTGCCGTCAACCAGCACCAGCGACGTGCTGCCCACGGTAAGCGAAATGCTTCCGCCAGCGGGCACGTTGACGCTGTACGCCTTCGCGCTGCGGTCGTGCTGGATCACGGTCCCGTCTTTGTACGAAACCCGATGCACGTTCGGATCGTTCGCGGGCGCCGCGTACAAATCCTGATACAGCGAAAACAGGATGATGGCCTGCGCCACGTCGCCGTAAGGCGTCAGGATCACCACCTGTTCGCCCGGTTCCGGCGCCCACCATTCGGCATCTGGCCCGGCGCGCTGCACCGCCCATTGCATCGGGTCCGACTCCACCCCGCCAATTTCCACCGCGGCCATGTCGCCGGTCACGGAAACCACGGTGCCAATGCGGATTAGCTGCGAAATCTGCCGTTGCAGTTCGCCAATGTCCTGGGCGCTCATTGCGGCACCAGCGGGATGTAATCAGCTTCGTGGCCCGTGCCAATGTCAGGCGCAAAGCTGTAAGACGGGTTCGGCGTCGGCAGGTCGCCTTCTGCGTAAATGTCCGTACCGAACTGAATTACCTGCGTCCACTCGACACGCCAAACCACATAGCGGTCGGCCATCGGGTGGAACTCGTCACGGTACGCGCCAATCACGTGCGCCGCCTCGGTCCAGCATGAATCCGAATTGAACCGCTTCAGGCGCAGCCATGCGGCCAGCGTCATTGCTGCGGCCTGCGCTGCGGTCTTCGCCTGCGTCGTCTTGTATCCGACCACCACCCGCGCTTCGAAGCGGCCACGCATCGGGATAAGCCCGTTTGAGCGGTCGCAATCGGGTTCGTCTTCAAATTCGGTAATGTCCAGCAGGATGCCCGGCAGTTCGTCGGCTTCCAGCGCGTCGCGGTCGGTTTCCTCGCGGTCAAATACCACCGCCTTAAAGTCGGGGAATGTCGCCTGGATCGCGGCCACGATGGCGGCTTTAACGCCAGAAATCTGGACTATTGGGAGCGTTGTCGCCATGTCAGTTCGTGTTCGAATGTTTTAAAAAACCGATCCATAAAGACGGACCCGCCCAGCAGGTGGTCTTCGATGTACGTTTGCGCCGGATCGCCCAGCGCGACAGTGACTTTCTGAAGCGGCAGCCGGGCGCGGCCCTTGCGCTTGAAAACCTGCCTGTTGGACGCGGCCGTGCCGCCGTTGCCTGCCCGGCCCTTCGCTATGAACGCGTTAGCAAAAAAGCGGTCGCCGTAGGCGGCCACGCCACCGCCTATCCCCCGGTCTTCCTTTGCGTCCAGGTGAATGACGCCTATCGGGTCCAGCCCGTACCACACCCGCACGCCCTTACCGCCCGCCACGCGCGACAGCCGGAACGTGCGCAGCCGCCGTTTCATTTCCTTTCGCGGCAGCTTCAGGTGTGCGGATAGCTCGCGGATTGATTTGGCCGTTAGCCAGCGCGCCATCTTCGTGAAAGTCGAATTCAGCGCCTTGTCCACCTGCTTAGGCGTCGCAGCCAGAAACGCTTCGATAGCGTCCAGGCTGTGTTCGTCAATCGAAATTTCAATCACAGCGAGGGTTCCAGGTACAGCAGGGCCATGCCGTCACCCAGGGCGTGCGGGCTTTTGTGGACTTCGTAAGCCTTGCTCTCGATCACCACCGCATTGCCGCGCCGAACGGCTGCCACGTCCACAAACTTGCACGTGAAAACCGGCCGCGTGGTGTCCATTTCGGCGGTGCCCACGCCAATGGTCTGCCCCGGCTCGTCCAGCACGCCCATGGCAACAATCACGCTGCCATTGGCCAGCGTGATTGTTGCCTGGCTGGCGAAGTCGTCCGGGTCCAGAAAATCGTCCAGAACGTCCCAGGCGGGATGCGCTGGCATCAGGCGGCCTTGCCCTTGGCCGATGGCTTGGCAGCCCGCTGGGCGCCTTCTGCCACCACCATGCCGCGTGATTTCAGTTGCATGGCGTCGGCGCGCAGCAATTCCACCCGATCACCCGGCATAACCATTTCGCCGTCCACAAAAAACGGCTTCAGCACTTCCAGCACTTCCCCGCGTTCGAAAGCCACTTTCATTTCCTCGATTTGATGTGAAAACGGGCAGCGCTTCGCTGCCCGTTCCGTGTCTCAGTAGCGGCAGCCTATGCCGCTTACTGCCTAAAACTTACGCGCCGGTATGGCGACCCACGCAGAACGATTCGACGCGACGCAATGCGAAATCGACATCCTGGAAAACCACGATGCGGGTTCCGCCCGACTTCGACAGGGACATGGTGTCAACCGTCAGGTCCAGGCCGCCCCACATGGCGATAATCAGATCCGCGAAGTTGCCAAAAAACACGTCGTCGCTCTGAAGCTGGTTCGTCACGCGGGTTTGATACCCGTTCATCGTGTCGCCTTGCTCCCACAGCGTCGCGCCGGTCGGCGTGCCGGGGAATTTCTGCGTGGTCTTTGCGCCGCCCTTGGTGGTCGCATTGACGACATAGGCCATGTTCGACACGGCCGCGTTTTTCGACGCAATCGCGGTTTCCATCGCCACGGCTTCTGCATACGACGGATTGGCCGCTGCGAACGCCACGGCGGAAATGCCCGTGTAGTTAGAAATGCCCTTCGGCTGGTGTGCCGTGCCCGAACCGTAGTAACCGGCGTAGTCGATCGCCAGGCCCAGCGCCTCGGCCAGATCGGCGCGCACCAGCGCTTCCACGTCCAGGCTCGATTGCATCATCAGGCGACGCGTAATGTCCGAATACGCTGCAACCGTCTTCGGAGAAAGCGCGATTTGGCCCAGGTCCATTTCGCCTTCGGGCGCATCGTCGCCTTCACCGATCCAGTAGCCTTGCGAGCGGGCAGTTTTGCGCGGAATGTCCACGTTTCCGACCAGGCCGCCAATCGGTCGGCCCAATTGCATGATGGTCGTGGCGTTGCGCAGCAAGTCGATAAACGCGCTCGCCATCAGTTCGGTGGCGATGGATGCGCCGCCCGTCGAACCTGCGCCGGTTTGGCCGTTCTGGCCAGCGTTGAAATTTCGCGATTCGATCAGCGAGCGGCCCAGCACTTCGGGCGGCACCATGATGCCCTGCGCTTCCTTGCCCAGCTTTTCGGCGGCAGCGCGGCCAGCTTCGATTTCGAAACCGGCTTCCTTCTGCGCCTTGCGGTCGGTCGGATTCGCCAGCGCGCGGATTGCCTTCATGAACGAAAATTTGCGCGCGTCTTCAGCCGACAGGCCCACGGACGCGTCCAGCGTCTGTTCGGCCAGCGGGCGCGTTTGGCGCTGTTCGACGTGCGCCAGAAGCGCTTCGCGGAACTCGTCCATGGTCTTGCCGCTCGAAACGAAATCGCGCGCCAAGTCGTCGGCGCCATATTTGTTGCCTGCGGCCATGATTTCCCGAACGCGGGCGCGCTCGGCATCAGCACCGGCGCGGCGCTGTGCGTCGGCGTCGATGGTTTGCGGTTCCTGGTTCAGTTCCGGCATGCTTCGGATTCCTTGAGTGTGTGGTGTTTCGCTGCCCGTTTCGGGCATGTTCGGATTTTGCGGCGCTGCCACGGGCGTTTCCACGGCGGGGTTTTCTGCCGAACGCCCTACGCCCACGGAGTCGTCAGCCGGAATGCTCACAAAGGAAATTTCCATGGGCATCCAGGAAGTGACGGTGTACACGGGCTCGCCTTCGCGTTCCTCGGTCAGGATGTACGCGTCAATGGTGTAACCCACGGACACGTGGGTGCGGATTTTGTCGATAACGTCCTGGAACACTTCGCTGGCGCGCACGCCGCGCCCGAAGCGAACGACAGCCCGGCCGCGCTTGTCGCCGTCGATTCGCGCGGATTCGATCACGCCCACCTGGTCGGTGCGGTCGTGGTCCATCAGCAGCGCACCGCCGTTATTCAGGCGCGACAAGTCGGCGGCACCTTCGGCGTGCGAAAGAATCTCAACGCCCCACCAGCGCGGCACTTCAATTTCCGAACTAAACGCCAGTTCTACGGTGCGCGCTTCCACGTCGATTGCGCCCACTTCGGCGGTGCGCAAATGCACGCCACGGCTGTTAATTTCGCGCAGGGAAATCGGCTCTTTTGTCGTCGGTGTCGTCATGGTGTCTTAGCTGTTCGGGTGGCTGCCTTCTGACGCCACGGGCGGCGGCGCAAGCGCTTGGCCCATGGATGCCAGAATGTATTTTTCGTCAATGCCAGCGGCTTCCATCGCCTTAATGTCGGCGGCAATGTCGGCAAAGATTTCGTCAGGATCGCCGCCCCATTCGCGAATGATTCGGCCAGCGCTGGTTAGCAGGTTGTTTTTCGACTCCACGGCGGCTGCTACGTCGGCTGTCGGGTCGATCCACTGCCAGCGGCGCGGCTGCCAACTAATGGCGTCCTGCAAGTCGTCCAGAAGCGCAGGTGAAAGCGGCTTTCCTTTAACCTTGATTCGGCCTTTCAGCAGCGAATAGCGCAGCCATGCTTCCTGCACCGGCTGGATGGCGTCTTCAATCAGCCATTCCTGCAATTCTTTCCAATGCTCGCGTTCGTCCAGCGTGCCCTGGCGGATACTCGAAAAATTGACGCCTTCCAGGTCGCTGGCTAGGTTGTTGTACGAAACACCAAAGCCTGCGCTTGCGCCGCGAAGCAGAGTTTTGAAGACGGGCAGAAATTCACCGCTGGGATACTGCGGCAGCCACTCCTTCATTTCGGCGCCCTGCGGCAGCACGTTGAAAGAGCCAGGTTCTGCGTCGAATTCCAGGCTAGTGGGGTCGTCGCCGTCTTCGAATTCCGGCGCCTCGCCGTCTTTCCACTGGACGAAACCCATTTTTGACGCGCCAACGCGTGCATTGATGATTGCCGCGTCTTCGAATGCGGCCATATTCCGCATACGGAATAGCGCCGTGGCCATCCATGGCAGGCCGCGTTTCTGGCCCACCAGGTCTTCCAGGAAGCCGTGCACCATCTGGTCGGCAGGTACGGTCGTGTAACCAACGCCCGCATACTCATATTCGGCTTCGCCGTCGTCCACCGTCGAAAGGTGGTAGGCCACCGGGCGGCCGTAACGGTTGAACTCGATCCCGTGGCGAATGAAATTGCCCTGGTTGTAGCGGTCCACGTTGTAGTCAATCGGCACCCGCAACGGGTCGATCACCTGCACCGCAAAACCCCACTTTCCAGCGTCTTTGCCCGTGACAATGCGCAGGAAAAATTCTCCGTCCTGCGCCGCGCTTTTCACCAGCAAGCGCTGGATAGCGCGCCACGACTTTTTGCCCGCCACGTCGGCCGTGCTTTTGTGGCCCCACTGTTCCCATGCGGACTTCAGCGCCCGGCTGGTGTCCGCGTCGTGGCTGCCGTCCGCTTTTTTGAAAGCGGCTTTCATGGTTATGCCTTTCGGCCCCACGATATTCTGGCTACACATGCGCAGGAACGCCCGCGCATAGTCGTTATTCATCGCCTGGTCACGCGAGCGCGCGACAAGCGGGCGATAGTTCCGCGTAATGATCCAGTCAGCGGGCAGCGCCGTGCCGGTCCACGTTGCGTTTAAACGATCAAATCCAGCAGCGTTGAACTGCATCGCGGAACGAAGCGCGCGGCCAGCAGCGCGCAGGGCGCGCACAGGGCGGGAAGGTGGCGTGGTGGACGGCATTTCGACGGCGCGGGCAGGCATCAGCCCGCGCGAACGAATGAAATCGAACATTCCCATTAGAGAATCACCTTTACCTGTTCGCCAAACAGGCGGCCACGCTGGGCGGCCTTCATGCGGCGCAGTTCGCTTTTGTAGAAATTCCGCAGGGCCAGCAGGTCCGCAATGGGCGTGCGCCACAACTCGCGGTTATTGATGGCGTAGCGCATTTGATCCTGCGTCGCGCGCTTTTCCAGCACCGCTTCGATGGCATCCAGGACACGCTGGGCATGCACGCGGGTGTCGGTGCCGTCAGCCATCGCGGCAATGTCAGGCTGAACCGTCACCAGCCCGGCTTCCACTTCCATTACGGTGCCGTTCGATACTGCCCGGACTGCGAAAACGTAATCACCAGCGGGCCACGTTGCCGTGGTCGCGGCGTCCACCGTCAGCAGGTGGTCGCTACCAGAAGGCACGCTGGAAAAATCAATGGCCTTTGGTCCGCGCAGCAGCACAGAAAGCGCCCATTCGGGCGCTTGGTACTGTTTCAGGCACACGGTGCGCGAAAACGTCACGCCAGCACGGATGCTGTTAGGAAATTGCCCCTGCATTGCGTCACCAGTTGGTGGCGAATCCCCCACGGCGTCGGCCTGCGGTTAGCGATTTCGCCCGTTTAATGGGCCTAGTTTCGCTGGGCGCCTGTTCCTTAGCCACGGCGGGGTTTTCCGGCTGCCTGGCGGGCTTCGGCGTCGGTTTTGGCAACGGGCGCGGCTTTTCGGGCTGAACCGGCGCGATTTCGGCCGGATTGTCGGCCACGGGCGCCCATGTCTGCGTTTCCGGGTTCAAAATCAGCCTTTTTGCAAGCTGTTTCAGGCTCGGATTCATGATTTTTAGGGCTGCCATGGCGTACACAGTGCAGTCCAAAACCTCGTTTCTGGCCTTATCTGGCTTGTGCCACTCGCGCACCGGAAAGCCCCGTACAAAGCGGGTTTTCAGCTTTTCAGCCGTTATTTGCTTGAAATAGTCTTCGCCGTGGTCTTCGTCGGCCGGAAAGTGGCAATAGCCCGGCCCTTCACGCTTCAGCGCAAGGCGGCGCATTACCACCAGCTTGGCTTCGTCGGTCCCCACCTGGTACAGGTCCACTTTCCGGCTGTGCTTGCCCGATTGCTTGCGCTGCGGCTTCTCGACAATCTGGCGGCCCCAGCCTGGAATACCCTTGATAGCGAATATCTTTCGGCCGCGCCGGGCGCGAATGTATTCATAGGCGGCCTGCGTCATACCCGTGGTGCCGCCCGTGTCCAGGCAGGTGGCCTGGATGGATAGCAGCGTGCCGCTTTCATGTTCGAACGTTTCCGCCAGCAAGTCGTCCAGATCGTTCCACACGTCGCCCGCCAGCGGGTCGCCGTACAGCACGCGGTAAGCGATAGACCATGACTGTTCGAACAACCCCCACGCCGTAATTTTCACTTCCAGGCGGTCGATTTGCATGTCTACGCCGCACGTCAGATACAGGCCGTGCATTGGCACCTGCGCCGCGTACACTTCCCGGCGCGCGTAGAGTGAATCCGGGTCGGCCTGTTCGGCGGTTTCCTCGAATGTTTCAGCCAGGGAAACGTTCACGAACGATTGCAGATCACCGGCCGCCAGCTTGTCCAAATAGGACTGCACGATGTCGCGCAGCTTGCGGAACGTCGAAAGAATTTCGGGTGCGTGGAATGATGCGTGGCCCTTGAACGGCTTCGAAGCCTTCCAGCCCCAGCCCTTGGCTTCAGCCGTGCGAATGGCCATTACCCGCTGGCCGTCGTCCCACAGGCTGCCGCAGTGTTCGCAGCAGTATCGCGCGCTGTCCGGGTCTTGCTCGCCTTCCAGATTGTCGCGGCCGGTCCAGATCACTTGCGGCCACTTCAAATACTGCGCCTCGCCGCAGTCAGGGCACGGCACGTAATAGCGCTGTTGATCGCCCATCAGGAACGACGTTTCGATGCGCGATGCGCCCTTAATGGTCGGCGTGCTGGATTCGGTTCTAAGCTGCAAATCCCCGAACGTCGCGGCGCGCTGCGCCAGCAGTTCCAGCGGGTCGCCCTCGCCCGTGTCGGCCAGCATGCCGTCCACTTCGTCGGCCTGCGTGACAGGTGCGGAACGGCCGCGCAGGGTCCGTGGCGAACCTGCCCAGCCGAACATAAGCCAGCCGCCGATAAACGAAATGATGCGGCTGTTGTTGACGCCATCGCGCCCGCGCGACTTCGCCAGCTTGCGCGAAATGCTTTTGTTCGCGTCCAGCATCGGCCGCAGTTTCGTTTCCTGGAACGTCTGCACGTCGCCCTGCGTCGGCTGAATGAAAATCTGGCTGCGCGGGTCGTGGTCGATAAAAAACCCGGCGATAGCCTGCTGGATAGTCGTCTTTCCAAGCTGCGCGCCGGTCATGTAAGTAACACGCTTAATGCCCGGCTTAACGATCACGTCCAGCATGCCGCGCTGGTACGGCGCATTGTCGAAGCGAATCAAGCCCGGTACGGCGTTACCGGCCGGAATCATCAGATTGGCTTCAGCCCACACGGACGGCAGCATGTCGGCGGGCGGCACAAGGTTGCGGGCAGCGCGCTTTAGCGCCTTGCGAATGGCGGGGATATTGCTGAAAAGGTGGCGCATGAAAGTGGCTTTCAGTCTTTCAGCCACGCGGGCAGATCGTTGCCAGGTTCCAAACCTTCGTACACGCCATGTTCAAAGCAGCGAGCCAGCGCGGGAAGGCAAAACTTCGTCATGCTCAGAACGTCGCCGCCCTTCTGGATTTTGTGCGGCACTTCGGCCAGCTTTGCCAGTTCGGCGGCCAGTTCGTTGGCTAGGCGCGTGGCCTTCAGGCGGTCAAATCTCGCGGTCATTCTTCGCTTCCCCGTCTTCGTCTTCGTCTTCCAGCGCCACGTCGGATTCGGCCGATGTTTCAAGCGCCAGCGTGATTTCTTCGCGCAAAATGCGTTTAAACGTTGTTTCGTTGGTCTCGCCCAGCAGCCGGAGTGCGGCGCGTGCGGGAATGTTCAGGGCGTTGGTGCGGATCGTGGCCAGCATGCGGCTGGTGGCCTTCTCGAATTCGGCCACGGGCGCCACTTCGTCGCGGGCCTTCGCTAGTTCCAGTTCGGCGCGCAGGGTGTCGGCCTGCGCCTTCCGTAGGTCCAGCTTGTCCATATCGTCGGGCGCGGTGCCAGCGGCCTGTTTGGCGCGTTCGTCTTCGCGCCACCGGGCCACGTCGGCGGTGTTGAACTGCCACTCGATCCCCTTCGCGCCACGCTGGTGGACGGGACAGCCTTTCTTCACCCAGGTGTCGATGGTCGTCAGAGCCACGTCGAAGACTTCGGCCAGCTTCGCCCGATTTACGAGCATTCCCCGCACGCCTGTTGCCATAGGTAAACTACTTTGTCAGATTTCGTTTTTCGTTAACAATCAAAGCACTTGACAAGCGCTCACTAGTCGTAGTCCGCGTTTAAAAAAACCCTCTCAGATTTTTATTTACGCGGTGCTTTGGACCCCGCACCCTGGCCCCGTCAGGAAGGACCCTAATTATCCACAGGTTATCCACAATCGCACCATCATGGTGCATCAGCCTGTGGATAACTGCATAGCCCTGTGGATAACTATGCTAGCACTTGACACGATACAGATTCCGTTGTAGATTTGCGCCGCTCTTGAGAAGCAAGTAAGTCGGCGGACACTGCAACGTCTTCCATCACGGCCAGCCATCGCGCTGGCCGTTTTCATTTGGCATCACGGCACGATGTCAATACCAACCTGTTTGCGTATCGCATCAACCAGATCAGCCTTACTCTGCCGACAATCCGCCAATGCCATCGCCACGTCCACGTGATTGGATAGCAGGTCAACCAGGCGACCACTAGCAGCAGGCGCAACACTCGCGCAATCATTTAGCAACGCTTCCCGCACTGTCGGATGCGCTGCCACCACTGCCACCGTTGGCTGCTGCATTGGCATCGTTCCAGATGCGCAACCCGTCAGCATCAAGCCCACACACGCCCACACTGCCACTAGCACCAGCAGCACTGCCCGCCGTTCCCACGTTGCCCGGTTTGTTTGCATAGTCGATTGCTCGCTTCGTCAATTGATCGCGCACAGCGGCCTGCTGCGCCTTGTGTTCGTCGGCAGCCTGCACGCTATCGCCAGCCGCCTTGTAATTCGCCAGCGCATCACTGGCCGCTGCCTGCACCGCCACCGTGGTTGCATGGTCCACGGCTGCCGTCTGTGCATCCCACTTCTGCTGCACGGTCGCCATGCCTGCCGTTTCGCCAGCCTTGTACTCATGCCAGCCGAAAGCGACTATCACCAGCGCCACGATTGCCGCCGCTGCCACCTTTGCGTAAATGCTCAGTCCGATCATTCGAAAATTGCTCCCCATAACACCCAAACGAAGGCGCCAAACCACAGCGCCACCGGAACTGCAATTGCGAAAGCGACTATCACAGCGGGTTCGTTTGGTCGTACAGGGCAAACACGCGATTTTCAACCGCGTCCATTGCCTTATGCGCCATGCTTTCCGCCATGCCGCCCAGCCGCTTGCGCTCGATTCGGTTGTATTCACGCCGCGCATTCTTAATGCACGTTTGAATCGTTCCGCGCATTTGCATAGCCGCGATTCGATCCTTAAAGCTCGCTCGCGGCAGCACTCCAGAAATTTCGTTCATGCCTGATAAACCCTCACCACATGAACCGGCTTCACCGGCTCTTTTGCGAAATAGCCGCTAAGCATTCCCGCCACGAATGCGGCAGCACACAGCAGCGCCAGAATGAACTCTTTGCAATCCCGCTTCATGCCGCCACCCCGCCCGCATTCAAATAGGCGAACTTCAGCGCCGCAATATCGTTCGTATGCTGCCCATACGAGTTGCCCGGCAGCGATGCCCAAATGTTCGAACACTTCGCCACTGCCGCTTCGAACTGGCCCGCGTCGATCAGCGCAAATGCGCCACGCTCGCGAATCTGTTGCAATGCAATCAGGTCTTGAGACAGCGGACTAAAATCCGGCAGCTTCAGCAAAGCCGCATACGCCTTAAACCAGCGGAACAGCAATTGATAGCGCCCGGCCGCCGTCGAATTCAGCGCCTTATTCAGCACGTTTGGATGCGTTGCATACGACGGGAAAATGAGCGGCTTAGCTGGCGTCGATCCCACCAGCACGTTATAGCCGTTATCCGTTTCTGCCAGCAGTAGCAGGCCAATTTCCGAATGGGCGATCATGTCCAGAAATGCAACGCGGTTCGCCCCACCCGCCTGCTGTGCTGTTATGCGAGCCATTACGCTGCCGCCTTTTTGAATAGCTGTTTTTTGACGTATCGCAGCCAGTAATGCCGAACGCTCAACATTGCGAAAGCGACTATCAAAGTCTGATATGTCCGCAATTCAGCCACGTGCAACACAATGGCCAGCGCAGAAACGGCGATCCAGAAGTAAATCGCCTTGCCCACAATGCCGTCGTTGACGCTGCGCGAAAAACCACACCAGCACGCCCACAGCATCAGCACGATTGCAGCCGCCACGGTTATGGTTTCGTTCATTGCGAACCCCCGCCGAAACGGGCTTTCACCAGCGCCCACAAGTCGGCTTCCTTAATCGAGCGGATAACGGCGGAAATCATGCTGCCGCCGAATGCGCCCAGCAGAAAGCCCACGCCACCTGCTGATTCGGGATTGATATGGAAGTAACGGATCGTCATTCCAGTGAGGAAGTAGCCGCACGCCACACCAGTGAGAACGAAGACCACGAAGCCTTTACGCGTCTTCAGTTCGTCATGGAATGGCATGGCTACCAATGCGCCGAATAAGGCGGCTATCGCCCATTCAGCACCAGGGAACCGCCTGATTAGATCAAACACGGGCAGGACTCCCGTGAAAAGGAAATAGCATGTGGAAAACCCCGCTGTGGACAGTGGCCACATTTTCGGGTTGCTCAGGCTCGCTTTCCACGGCGGTGTTTTTCTTCGGTCGGCCGCCTTTGTTTTCGGAACACGTCGCCGGATACAGGTTTTCACCGCCGAACGCATTAACCATTTTTGCCGCGTCTTCAAATCCCAATATGGCCACCAGCTTGTGGTCCATCGTGATTCGCTGCGGCACATATAGCATTGGCCGCTTGCACGCTTTGCCTGGTCGGTTGTCACTCCGTCGCGGCAGATTTGCCACAAGGTGTAACGCCTGTTCGCGTCCGATCACGTCCGCGATTTCCTGCACGCTTGCCGGTAGTGGTTTAGTGTCCATAGCCCCGTTCGGTAAAAATTGCCACTGCGGGGTTATGTTAACAGAATGCGGACACGAATCGGTATTTATTACCGAAAAACCACACCAGTGCACCAGTGCAGCAGTTTCTATACGTTTTGATTTGCTATGGTATAGAGACAATCACTATTCTTACTTATCCACTATATACCCTTTCATCCTAGTTATTTGGTAAAAGTGATTACCTAAGATGCACTAAATGGCTGAAAGCCTTGCTGGGCAAGGCTTGGTAACAGTGTAGTTGGCAGTGTATCGGGCAGGGTAGCAGTGTAGCTTCAGGCCCGTTTCTCGTATGTCAGGCTGCCGTTTGTGCGTCTGGACGGGATACCAAGGTCACGAAGTGCAGCACCCGCCGCACGCGCCTCAATCGCCGTAGGATCGCGGCCCATGACCCGGCGAAAGATGGTTGATGCGGTGTCCCGAAAGTGCGGCATGCTGTCCGCCCACGCCGTCACGCGGTCGTATATTTCGCTGCCGTTCGCCAGCCCGTATAGGCCGTCTTCTGCAACCGACTTGCGCCGCCACTTGGTGCGGCCGGTTGACTTGTACGGCACCCAGCCACAGGCCCGCAGCGCCTCCGACGCCGTGCGCAGTTCGGCCGTAGTGCCAGCCCTGCCGTACAGTTCGCGGTAGACCGTGGCAGCCGTCACCACGTCTTCTGCGAGATTGGCAACCAGGTTAGCCACGGCGTCGTGGTCGGCGGGCTGGAACTCGTCAGGCGCGCGGCGTGTACGCTTCCCGCTGGCCGCTTCCAGCGTCGCCAGGGCTATCAGAATGCCGTCCACCGTGATTTCGCCAATGACTTCGTTATGCGCTATCCGGTTCGCTTCGTGGATCAGTTCGATAATGGTTTTCATGGTCTTCAGTGTATGAGGGATGGAATGCAATCCGAGAGTGTACCTAACCATGGTTGCAGTAGGTAACACGGTGATAATCATTGTCTATGAGGGTATCAAAATAAGCAAGTGTGGATGCAAAGTGCAGGTGAGTTGATATGAATTTTTGCACATACACTACATATCTGCGCCGTTTTTTGGACGCAAAAAAGCCACCCTAGGGTGGCTTGTGTAGTGAAGGGTACGAAGAAAGCGGCTATCTATCTCAGCCCCAGCGCCTTGCGAATCTCGAACTGCGCGCTGGCCCGGCCGTCCCGCTCACCATCCAGGTAAGACAGCCGTTCGATTTCCAGCGCCACGTTAATGTGTTCAGCCGTCCACGTCGCCGGAACACTGAATAGCTTTTTCCGCCCTTCAAGCGGCCTGCTGCCGTCTTCGAATGAGTCGAAAACATCTATCATTGCTTCCTTCTCATACGGTGCCCGCGTGCGGCGCATTGCTATGAATCCGGGCTTTATGCCTTCAAGCAATTCTCCGGGTGGCGGGTGGCCTTCTGTTTGGTACGGCTGCCGCTCATTGATGCCGCACGCCAGCATCGCTTCGTTGAACGTGTACACCTTCGCGCCGAAATGCTCACCGTGGTGCATCGCCAGCGCTTGGTCGTTCGTCAGCACCAGCGCGTTATTGCTGAACGGCGCACCCTTCCAGAAGTCGCTAGGCAAGTCGCCCGCTTCGATTACTTCAGCCTTCCCGAAGTGCTGCGCAATTTGCTTCGCGTGCGTCGTTTTCCCGCATCCCTGCGGACCATAAATAATCACTGCCCTGCCCATGTCGTTCCCCTTCGAAATCGACGGCCACCCCGTGGCCGCCTGGTTGATTAAACCGCGCTCACTACCCCGCCCGCAAACTTCATTTCCAGCCGTTCAATATCCGCGCGCCCTTCCAGATCGCGCCGCGTTATCCCTTCGCGCGCCAGCTTCGCCATTACCAAATCCACGGTTTGCTGAGCATGCTTGGCCACGTGGTCGAACTCCGTCCCGGCGTATTGCTTCACCCGGCTTTCCGCCTGCGTGAGAATGTCCAATAGATCGCAGTGTGTAAGTGGCTTCATTCGTCGTCCTGCTCGGCAGATTGCGCGGGCTGCTGCTCGGTTGAATGCGCTGCACATGGTCCTTCGTGGCCTTTATCGCGCGTGCAGTACCAGCCTTTTGGCGGCAAGTCGCATTGCGCCTTTCTTCCGGCGCGTATGAGTCCCGCGCATATCTTCGCGGCGCTCCGAAATAGTGAATTACGGCTTTGCTCCATGACTTCCTCGCACATAGTCGCGTTCGATTCACGCATCCATGCGCACGCCGCACGCCAAGCCTTTTCCGTAATCGCGTTATTCCAGAAGCCGGAAGTCTTGAACCATGCTTCGAATGCTTGAATCTCACCCGCCACCGGCTCCGCTGCCACCTTTTCGGCGGTGAGTGCGGCGCGGGCTTGGAGTAGTGCGAGCGCGTCAACTGCTGCCCGAAGTTTTGCCCAATCACTATTAGGCTTGTCGGGAGTTGGGTAGAGACGCTTTGCTGCGATGCCTAGAAACTCGTGGATCGCCTCAAACGCTTCCCGCTCCCCCATCGCCCCATTTGCGGCATCCTCACCGCTCGGCGAAGTGTGGGTGCTTGGCTGGCACACTCGGTAGCCAATTTCGCGAGCGCATGTGCATTGATCTTCATCGAGACAGAATCCATGCTGCGCAATTAGGGCCGCGCGTACGGTTCGCGCCGTCAGGTTTTCGCGGGTAACGCCGGGCATCTTCGCCTGGTCGTTCTCGATGTTGCGAATCTGCTCATCGGTGAGCGAAGTGTTATTTGTCGTGTTCATTTGCTGTCCTTTGCGCGAGCGAGTGTGTGGCGTGCGCGGCTCTGAACCTAATCTGCGAACTCCGTGTCATCTGCAAATGTCTCGCGGTCGAACCGCTTGGCATTGACGATGTTTTCGGGAATCGTTCTTCAGGAGCGCATTCGCACTCAACAATATTCGGAGCGTAGCCGTCTGATTCCGTCCCGCTGTTGCCGTCCTGATAGCGTCCGTATCCGTGGCAGATGGAACACAGCTTTTGCGGAGCGTCTGCTTGCTCGGCGTCACCGCACGATTGCGCGTTCCGCTCGATAGCCGTCAGCGCAGCCCGAAACACTTTCGGCGCATGCCAGAACGGATCGTGAATTATCGTATCCGGTCCAGGATAGTTCGACGCGAACCACTGCGCGAATTCCTGCCGCGCTGCCTTGTATTTATCCTCACTCACACAACCCCCTATGCCGCCTTTTGCGGCTGCCTGGAAATCTTCACTATCCCATGAATGACAAAATCAACCGGCGCACCCGTCACGTTAGCGATACTCTGCGCCACCGCGTCAGCCAGGGCATAGATTAGCCCCGTTGTCGGCTGTGCGGCTGCGTCGTAAGCCTTCGCCCGTTCCGTCACCTGCGCCCGTTTTTTGATAGTCATTTTCAGGATTCCGAAAGACGGCGGCACCACACCACCGTTTCACTGCAAAAGCCCGCACGCGGCGGGCTTGGTGTTCAGGCGTGGCGGAAAATTGAAACGTCCTGCACACCTGGATAATTGACATCAATTTGTATTTGGTCGTCAACTTTCATTGCCGCTATCTCGCGTCCACACTCTGACGCTCGATCCCCTGCGATGCTTAGGGCGTTTGCTATGTCGTTTTCTTCCGTGCCGTCGTCAAAAGTTATGTTCAGTGAGATTTCCATTTATTCCATCCCTCATTGATGCCCGCCGAAGCGGGCGCGGTTGTTAGGCGTTGCGCTCGAATCGCTGCATTGCTTTGTGCTGCGCTTCCACTAACGGCGCGTAGTGTCCCGTGTTGGCGAACGAACGGCCGCGAGCGTTGCAGCACTTCACGCCATCGCCAATCGAGTATGCGAAATGGCCGTTATCGAAAGTCCAGAAGCGTTGATGATTGATTTGAACGAAGTTCACGACTTTCGTTGCGCGGCTCTTGAATCCTGCGGCCATTTCGTTTCCCCTTCGTGTTGCGTTGTCGATGGAAGAATCATAAATGTTTCCAAAAGCAAACACAAGCCCCGTTTTGCGTTTAAACGAAAAAGGCAACAAAAAAGCCACCCGAAGGTGGCTAGAAAGTGACTATCGCGCGGGTCTAGTGTGCGTGTTCGCGCTGTGGTTTGGCCCGCTCTAATGAACTCGCTGCGCGGTACAGGGCCAGCGACAGCAGGAAGAATGCAAGCGCCAGCCCGAAGACCATTAGCGCTGCGAATAATAGCAGCAGGAACACAAACATAGGCCACCCCGTAGTTATTGGTAGCCCATTGTATCCCGTATTACCTCACCTTTGAACCGTCGCCACCTTTGCTGTCGTATTTCGCGGCCCGCTGCTGCTCGATAAAAATTCGCTTCGCCTCACAATTCACGCGCTCTTGCGTCCAGCTTGGGTTTTGCACTGCCAGCCGCTTTGCAATGGGCAGCACGCCCGGCCTGCGTATCGTATCGTCCATCATTTACCCTCAGTAGATTAAAAACTCGTCCCTATCCTGCCCGTTCAGCCAGGCAGGTGCCTTGCCGTTCCCCGTCCACGTCGCGCCCGTTTTCGGGTCTCGATACTTCGGCGGGTTCGGCGGTCGCTTTGCCTTCTGCTTGAACGTCGGCGCACCCTTGCGGCCCGGCTTCAATTGCTGGGTTCGCACCAGCCCCACTTCGTGCGCCGTCATGTCGTGTTCAGCGATCAGCGCCGCCACCGTCCGCACCGCTTCTGCCCTGGTTGCCGCCTGCATATCCTCAATGCGCCGCGTTAGCTCGTCACGCGCCGCGATCAGTTCCGCCAGGGTTTGCTGACTCATTCATCCTCCATCTGAATTTGCTCGATAGTTAGATTCACGCAGCGTTCGATTGCTTCGCCGCGCCTGAACGGACGCGGGCTAACTCCCGCTATCCTCCATGCGGTTTCATCGCCAAATCGAATAACGATGAACTTCCCAACGCGGAAAGAAATTCGGCGGCTCCACTTTCCGCCAACCTTGAAGCGGTCAACCTTATCTGTTGTCACAGTCACGCCGTTTATGCTGGCGAACTCGATTGCGTCCTGTTCGTTCATTGCCCGCACCCCGCCTTCGTTGTCAATGAAAGCGATTTTCCATGTTTCCCTAAGTAAACGCAAGCCCTTTTGACGCACAAATAAAAAAGCCACCCGAAGGTGGCTTAATCGCTTACGTGTCGCCGTCATCAGTGCGCCGTCGTTTCCTCGCGCGCTGCCTCGATCACACGGCGCATGCGCCCCACCAGCGTGGGGAAGTCTCGTTTCCCGCTGTTGCACACAAGCGACAGCATGCGCTGCATTCCGCGCAGTTCGGCTTCTTCCAGGCTGTTAGCCTTGCCGAAGCCTTCCAGTAATTCCCGCGCTTCCTGTTCGTTGAGCAATGATCCCATGGCCTTCCCCTTTCACAATTTTGTAATCCCCGCCGTTGACAAAGCCCGAATCATCGGGCATGTGGGCGCAGTTTAGCAAATTTTAGAAAGGGCGGCTGTTGTCGTCTTCGAAATTTTGTTCCTGTTTGTAACTGTTTCGCTTCAAAGGTGGTACAGCGAACAAAACTTTGCCGTTCGACCGCGAAGGCTCTTTGCCCGTCGCCTTGCGCAGGATCGCGCCAGCGTCTTTAATCTGCTTATTGGTCGGCTTGTCGTAACCCATGGCAATGCAAACGTCAGTAGCGGACATTTTGACGACCGACAGGCTTTCCCAATCGAAGCGGTCCATAATCAAGTCGGACAGCGGATTACGTTCCGTGTAGATCATGTTCGACTCCGACAGCCGTTCCATTTCATCTTTGGTCAACGGGTGCCGCTCACCAGCCAGGTAAAGGGTCTTCGCTTCGGCCCATGCCTGCTGCATGTCGATCCCGTGCATGCCGTTCAAGCCCGCGCCGCACTCAATCGTCCAGTAGCGCCGGTTCCCCGTTTCGTCGCGCAGATACGCCCGATCATTCACGGACGCGGCAGCCGCCGTGCGTCGGGGAAATTTGCTGGTGGCCTTTGCATACGGCAAGCGCAGTTCGTCAACCTTTTTGGTGAGGAAGCCACGCAGAGCGGTAATGTCTGACTTACTGAAAGTCGCTTCCAGTTCGCCCAACTCCACCAGCCAGTAAGATGCGAACTGCTTCACGCTGTCTTTGTCGGCCGGGTTCAAAATCACGGATTCGGCGGCCAGATCGCGGTTATTGTCGGCCAGCCCCATAATCCAAGTCGTCTTACCTGCGCCCTGCGCGCCCTGCAACACAAGCACGCCTTGCATGGCAAAGCCGTGGTCTTCGAACGCGCACGCCACGGCGCCAATCATCCAGCGGCGCACCAGCACGCGGGCCAGTTCCGGGTCGGCTGCGTCCAGCGTATCGGCCAGCGCTTCAATGCGCGGCACGCCGTCCCACGGCTTCGAATCAATCCAGTCAGCGGCCGGGTTAACTTTGTTGCCATCGGCCAGCGTGGTGATATAGCCCGGCACATTGGCGCGGGGCATGCGGTTGCGGGCACAAAGACTGCCGATAGTGGCCAAACATGCCTCCATGTGGTTATCCTGGCTAAACCGTGTGTTAGGTATGCTGATTTCCACGTCTTTAGAAATCACGTTGTAACGCGACTCGATCCCATACTGGCGCATCAGGTACGCCAGATTTTCCAGCGTGTCCAGCGGCCCTTTATCGCCACGGTCTGGAAAACCGAATTCATTCACCGGGTATTCCAGCGGCGTATATTTCGGCGCTGGTGCAGCGGGCGCGGCGGGTGAGGCAGCCGCAGGCGCAGGTGCAGCCGACACGGGTTCGACGGGCGCGGCCGGTTTAATCGTTTCCGCCGTCATTACCTCGCGTGGATCGCGCGAACGCTCGGCAAGCATTTTCAGCACGTCTTCGCCGGTCCAGCCTTCGGCCAGCGCGTCGGCCAAATCCCACCCGTGCGGCTTCTCGCCTGGCTGATAACCCACCATGCGCAAATTCGCATCCGGCGTGTGGCCGCGTAGCTTCTCGGCAATCGCCATCATTGCCAGCGCACCGCCCTGCTTATGCAGCGGCAGAATGGGCTTAGTTTCTGGGTCCACGTTGGCGGCCTTTTCTTCCGGCGTCAGCTTTTCGCGGAACATATCGAAGTCAGGCCAGAAGAACACGCGGCGGCCTTGCAAGCGGCGCACGGCGGCTTTGTCGGCGGCACCCATGCCACCCATCCAGGAAACGACCACGCAGGCGTCGCCCAGCAGCGCCTGCGCTGCGTCCGTGGTCTTTTCGCCTTCCACCACCAGCACGTCGTGTTCAGGGTATTGCGCCAGCTTGTCCAGCCCGTACAGCGGGCGTTTCATGCGGCCCGTAAGCCCACGGATTTGCCAGCCCACTTTCCCGTTCGTCGGGTGCGTGCCCCACGACCACGGCACCACCTGTTTGTCCCCGGCTTCGTCGGTATACCGGCCGATGTACATCAGCAGGCGGCCTTCCGAATCGCGGTACGCCCACACCTTCGACGGCATGCCAAGCTTAGGGTGCTTAAAGCCCTTCTGCCACGACAGGTTAGGTTCCTGCGGCACGTCTTCAGGAACGGGCATTACCGGCGTATAGGTCGGCTGTTGCAGCGGCGTGATTTTCGCGGCTTGCTCGCGCGTTTGCGCGTTGTCCACGATGCCGTGCGTTCGCATCAGTTCGCGCGCCGCTTCCACCTGGTTTTTGTTGTGAAAAACCCAGGCGTACAGGCCCACCAGGTCGCCGCCACGGTCTGATTTTTCATCACTTGAGAATAGCGCCCACTTGCCCGTCGTCAGGTTCACGGCCAGGGAACCATTGCGCGCCATCCAGTTGTCGCCCACCTTTTTGCCATCAGGCAGCCATTCAGGCACGACCCTGAGCGGGTCCAGCGCAGCATTTACAACGCGAAAATCTATTGACATTACGCGGCCACCCCTGCGGCGCTGTCCACCTGCGTTTCCAGGAAAGCCAGCGTATGCAGCGGGATAATTTTCGCCTCGCAGCGCCAGATTCGCACCGTCTGTTCAGATCGGCCCACCAGCCTGCCAACATCGCGCAAGCTCAGTTTGTTTTTCTCCATGATTTCGAACAGGCGAGCGGTGCGCGGGTCTAGCTCGCGCGGGCGCGTCGCCAGCTTGGCGCGCAGCTTGTCCAGCAGTTCGTCGGAAATCATGGCCTTACCGGCTGCCCACTGGCGCACGGTCTTTTCACCCCGCCCCAGCAGCGCGGCCACGTCGGCGCTGTCCAGGTGGTGCCGCCGCATCAGGTAGGTAAGCCGGTCGGCCTGGGTCTTCGCTGTTTTTGTAGTGGTCATTTCTCGCGCCGCGCAAATAGTAAAAACGTCCAGCGCATTATAGCCCTGGACGTTTCCATAGGTAAATAACTTTGTTCCTTTTTTACCGCATCCGTCCGAACGCGGCAGGCGGCAGGCGGGGCACCCAGGAAGGTGCGCCCACGGGCGGGGCTTCTGCGGTCGGCGGCACGTCGGCCACCAGCGATTCCCGGCTGAAGAATGCGGCCGGGCGTCCATTGATTGTCACGGGCGTTTTCTTCGGCGGCGGAACGCGCAGAACCGGCGCGGGTTCTGTCACGGGTTCAGGTTTTGCGGCCACGGGTTCGACAGGTGCCGGTTCGACGGCCACGGGCGCTGCGGTCGCTGCCTTCAGTGCCGCTTCCAGTGCGGCCACCTGTTTGCGAAGCGCCTTAATCGTCGGGCTGCGCCTGCCGATTTCTTCCAGCGTGTCCAGCTTGTTTGCTTCGGCCGTCGTGCGCGGCATCGGCCTATCGCTTAACACTTCGTCGGTAACGAAGCGGTCCCCGCATGCGATGTTCATGCACTGGCGGCGGCGCATCGTGCCGCGTGTGTCTTTAACCTGCGTCGCGTGTTTGCATTTCGGGCACAACATATTCAATCCTCTTTAATCGAAATCTTACTGGTCAAGTGAAAGCCACCGCAAAAATCACACTGGTAAGCCCGGCGCGGAACCCCGCGCTTACCGTATTCCGCCTGAATGCCTAGCATGTCCATTTGCGCGGCACCAATCGTTCCATACCTGCGCTTGTAGCAGACTATTGCGCCGTCAGGCATGCGCCAGCCGATGATGGTTCGGCCAGAAATCACGATCACTGCGCGGGCTTCGCGGATAAGTCGGCGCATTGCTTTTGCTTCGTACCCCTTACGGGCTTTTGCTTCCCGTCCAATTCGGTCACGTGCCCGCGAAAACTGTGCAGCGTTCATGATTCGGCCCCGTCAAAAATCGGATACTTGCCATCGTTGCGCGGGAAAATCGCTTTCAAGCCTTCATACGGGTTTCGTCGCCAGCTTGCCGCCCGGTCGAATGCTCGCGGCGGCTGATACACCACCCACGTGCCTGGATGAAGCCGGTACAGGCGCACAAGCTGTTCGGCCGTAATGTAGTGGCGCTGTCCGTCGTTCTGCGAAGTGACGAAGCCCGGATGAATCACGAAAGCGATTTTCTTTTTCATGTCAGCAGTTGCACGTAGTGGCCCAGTTTTCCCCGTTTTGCCGCGCTCCGGGCGCGTATCAGCGCCCGGTTTGCCTTGTAGTAGCGTCGGCTGTACACCTTCACCCGAACTTTCATAGGCGCGCTAGGCGGCGGAACGTCTTCGCCTTCGCCAGCCCGGTAAATAGCGCCCCAATCGCCCTGCACGCCAATGTTTCGGTGCCACCCGCACACATGGGCGCGGCCTTCCTTATGCGCACGGCGCAGGTGATATTCAACCGTGTTACGGTGCATCGCCAGCACTTCGGCAGCCTGCGCCACCGTCATGTCTTCGCCAGCCAGGGCAGCCATTACCATTGCGCGGGTTGTCAGTGGTGGCGATTGCATTCCAGCACCCTGATAAGCCGCGCCCTATACCACGGTTCAGGCTCAAGCCCAAACCATCGGCGCTTGATTCCGTACAGGCGGCCGATATTTGAAGCCGCCCTGCGCGTTTTGAAGGCGGAAAGCATCAGTACGCCTTGCCGCCTTCTGCCAGCCGGTTTTCCGGTTTGTGGTCGGCGCGCTGCGCGTTGTACGCCAGCTTTTCGACAATCGCGCCCGCCACGTCGTAACCCTTAGCGCCCGCCAGGTCAAAAATCCGAATCACTGCGTCTGCCAGTTCAACTTCCACCATCGGACGGTGCGGCAGCTTGTCGTCCATCAGGTTTTTGCGGTGGCCTTCCATCGCTTCGGACACTTCCGAAACAATCAGCATTAGCTTTTCTGGCACGTTGTTGGCCATGCGCAGGTCTTCGCCGGTCTTCAGGTCCGTCCACCATCCAGAAGCGAACGACGCGCCGAAACAGCGATCAGTAAGAATTTGCCCCGATACTTCGATTGCGTGGTTGTCATGCTGCATTTTTAAATTCCCCTTCCTTTTCCTTCCAGAGTTGAGATACCCGCCTTTTAACAGCGGTTTCGTGTGCCAGCCCGTGCAGGTGCCCCACGCGCCAGATTTCGTGCTGGCGCTGCCACAGCTTCGGCAGCCCCATAACGCGCAGCGCGTCCCGTTCCACGTCGCCGCTTTCCACCACAATCACGGGCGGTTCGTAGTCCGTGGCTCGATACGGTGCGCGCTTTGCTTTCATTTGCCGATGGTCCGCAGTGCGTCGGCAGCGCTTCGCCATACGTCGGCGCGGCCACCAGCTTGTTTAATTGCATCCAGGAACGGACCCTGCGCCTTGCGCTTGCGGCCCGTCGCCGTCTTCACTTCGCCCGCCAGGAACTGCGCAAACTTCTGCCCCACCATTTCCGGCGTGATTTCAACCGTCACCAGCCCGAACAGGTCCGAAAAGCCGGGCGGCAGTCCCGTGCTGAACGGGCGCGGATCGCGGATCAAAATGGACCCGTCAGGCAGCCGCTTAATATCGTTCCCCGTCCACGCCGTGCCGACGTTCGCGCGGAACAGCATGCAGTGCCCCGCCAGCGCGTTGCGGATTTCGTTCTGGATTCCGGTTTCTTTCATGCTGCCGCCGCAAAAAATGCAGGGGTTCGAATTGCGCGCAAGTGCGGCGCGTTCGCTTCAAACACAGCCCGCGCAAAACCCATGGGCGTGGCGCTGCGGAAATTGGCCCGGTCGGCGCTGGGCGGCGCCGTGTGAATCCGGTTATCCGGCGCACCCAGCGACAAGTCGCGGCACGGGGCTGGCATCACAAACCCGCCACCAGTCCACAGGCAGGTTTTCTTCGTGTAGTTGTCGGCCGGTTCAAATCCCGTGTAGTCGTAAGGGTTGAACGTGTGCGAAGGCTTGCCGAAAATGCCGCTGAAGACAGACACGGGATTTTCGAAAAACCACGGCGCACCGGACAGCAGGCCCACCATGCGGCATTGTTCTGCCACCAGCGCGGCCTTAGTCTGAAAGTGCTTATCGGCCTTCGCCTTGTGGCTGAACCACCGGGCGCCCGATACCGCCACGTCCGTGCAGGGCGGGAAGCCCGCCACGAATACCACGGGCGCGGCCGGAAACAGCCGGAAGAAAGCGCCCAGCACGTCGGCGCATTCCACGATGGTTGCGCCGATTCGCGTAATGGTGCCGCCCTTAGCGTTCGGCTCGCTGGTGTGGACCCCTTTCGGGTGTTGCGGGTCCACCAGTACGGCGTGATAACCCGCATCCACCCAGGGCTGCACCATGTGGCCCGTCAGGTCACACAAAGAAATGATGTAGCCCCGGACCATTACGCTGCGTCCTGCTCGTCGTCGCCTTCGGGCAGTTCTGCCTGGCTGGCCTTCGCTGCCTTTTCCGCCGCCTTCGCTGCCTGCTGCTTGCGGGTTTCTTCCACCAGCCCGGCCGCTTTCATCAGTTCGGCCAGCGCGCCCGCCGTCACGGTTACTTCCACGTCAGCGTGTGCGCTGCCGTCTTTCTCTGCGCGGGCCACCACCTTGCGCTGCTCGGCATTCAGGCCGTGTTTCCTGAACCAGCCCAGCGCGTCCACCACTTCGTCCACCACCTTGCGCGGCAGCCCTGCCGGTTTCAGGTCGCCTTTCTTCACGCGCCCGCCACCGGCTGCTGCAACCTTTTCGCCCAGCACGGCGCCCGCGTTTTCGCCTTCCTTTCGCACCAGGTCAATGGCGGCCGTGGCCGATACCTTCCCGGCCTTAACCATTTCCTGCACGTCGTGGTTAGCGTTCGCCAGGATCAAAAGCTGTTCGACGTGCGGGCGGCTGCGGCCCACTCGCGCTGCAATGTCGCTGGACGACAGCCCGAATGCGGCCATGCGCTTGTAACCGTTCGCGCGCTCCAAATCAGTCAGCTTGCGCGACTCATTGGAAGTCATGATGCGCGTAAGGCGGTCTACGTCGTTGCCTTCAAACGCGATAGTGTGAATCCACACGTCGCCGTTTTTATCGGCCAGCGGCGCGCCCATTTCCATGGCGCGCAGCACGGCAAGGCGTCGGCGGTGTCCGTCCACCACCCACACGCCACCTTCTGCGCGAATGCGGATTTCAATGGGCGGGAACGTGCCACCCGCCACGATGTATTCTGCGAATCGGTTAATCCCTTCTGCGAACGTTTCGCCGTTTTCGTCCACGGCGTCAGGGTCGCGCAGGTTAAAGCCCGGCTGTTCGTGAATGTCCTCAATGCGTACTTTGATGGCGTTCGCGCGGGATGCCGTGCCTTCTGCGATCAGGTCACGATACGATTTCTGTTTCTCTGCCATTTGTAAGTTCTCCTAGTAATCGGCCGTCAGGCGGCCTTCAAAAAATCCGGTACAAAGTAATCAGAATCGCCATACTCCCGGCGCGTTCCATCGGCCCTATACCAGCATTGCTTCGAACCCTTGCGGTGCATTGCACCAGTCATCATTCCAGCCCACGCATACCCGCTACACATGCAAGCCATGGCCCGCGTGTTGCGCTTGTTCATCCAGGCATCCACGCGGAAATCGCGACGGCCGCACACTCTGCACTGCGGCACCACGTGATATTTGTCCGGGTGCTGCTTCAGTACGCGGCGCGTTTCGCAATGCCTGCACCGGGTATGAACGCGGGCCATCCTGTCAGGCCGCGATGTTACGAAGACCGTCCAGGATTGGGCCAATCATCAGCACCAGGCCCAGCACCACACCACCTGCGACGTTGAAAGCGAATTTCTTCATGATCCACAAACTCCCTTATTTACGTTTTCACGCGGCGGAAACATCGCCGCACCCCGAAGACTGTCCCATAGCAAATAGATAAACAGGACAGCAAAAAGCCCGCTAATCACTAGAACCCACCACATACAAACCCCGTAACATCACGACTTGCAGCAATTATGGATGTTTCCAAAAGAAAACACAACCAGTTTTTACACATCAACCACGGGCTGTTGTTTTTCAGAAAGCTGCTTTCTCCAAGGGCTATTCTGGAATTTCTTATGCGCCCAGCCGGTCGCGTTTTTGTAGCCGCGCCGCGCCCCTAGCGCGATCAGCGCGCCCAAATCCTTCGCTTCGGATTCCTCTTGCCGCAGGATCGCACGCCGTCGTTTCTTCTCTGCTTCGGTGATTTCCACCAGTTCGCCGTCGTCGGATTCCGGCAGCTTCGCTTCTCCCAGCAGGATTTTTTGGCACGTGGGGCACTTCGGCGGCAGCGGTCGGCGGATTTGCTGAAAGCACTTATCGCAGGTGATTGGCGGCGGCGGCCCTTCCTGTTTTTTGCCGCCTTTCTTTTTGTCGCGGCCTTCCAGTTGCCATTCGCGTTCGTCGTCGGGGAAGCCGTGGCGCAGCGTGTTGCCCGCCTGGTCCAGGATCACAGCGACTTTGCCAAGGTACGGGCGCAGCGCGCGGCCCACCATTTGCAGGAACAGAGAAAGGCTGTGCGTCGGCCGCAGCATGACCACGCAGTCAATCGTCACGTCACATTGCGCGATGCTGGCCAGGTCGAACCCTTCCCCGAACAGGTCCACATTGCACAGCACCAGGATTTCCCCGGCCGCATAGTCCTGAATGATTTGTCGGCGCAGCGCTTTAGGCGTGTTGCCATCCAGGTGCGCAGCGGGCACGCCTGCCGCGTTGAACTGTTCGGCCACGTGTTCGCTGTGCGCAATCGTGGTGGCGAAAACCACCGTTCGCATTCCGGCTGCCAGCCGTTTCCAATGCTCGATTGTGTCGCCCGTTAGTTTGGGCTTGTCCATGCGTTCCGCTGCGTCGGCCTTGGCGAAGTCGCCCATAGACTTACGCGCGCCCTTCATGTCGGGCACGTGCGGCGCATACACCCGATATTCCGACAGGTGCCCTTCCTCGATCAGCCATGCCACGGACGGACCCATAACCATTTCATCGAAGAAATCGCCCAGCCCCGTGCCATCCAGCCGCCACGGCGTCGCGGACAGCCCTATGTGGTACGTGTCGGGCCACGCCTTCATGACAAGCTGCCAGCCCGCTGCGCCCATGTGGTGGCACTCGTCCCATATGGCCACGTCGGGCGCCTTAACTTGTTCCAGCCGGGCTTTCAGCGTGTCAATGCTGCACACGTTCGCCATGGTCTGAACGGTCATAGGCCGCCCGGCCGCAATGAACCCGTGGGGCAATCCAAATTTGTGGAATGTCTTGCTGGTGCCGTCCACCAGTTCGGCGCGATGGCAAATGAAATTCACTTTCCGGCCGCGCGCCACCGACTCAATGGCCATGTGCGTGGCCAGCGCCGTTTTGCCCGATCCCGTGGCCGATTGAATCAGCACGCGCTTAGTCCTGCGCAGGGCTTGCCGCGCCTGCGCAATCAGTTCGGATTGGTATTCCCGGAGAACTACGGCCATTGTCGTATCCACGCCACGATTCGGTAATTATGACCGAATCCGGGTAATATCGGCAAACTTTACCGCATAGGTAAAAATGGCCTGTTGGTAGTAAACGACAGCCTAAATAATGTTTCCCTATGTGTTGACATTTGGAAACGTAAGATTAAAAATATCCTTATTGAACAGGCACATAACACGCTCTAGCGCTTGTGTATGTTCGATAGGAAGCACAGGATTTCAACGCATGAAGCCAGGCATTTACCCGGATATTTCGAACGCGGATTACCACGGCGGCCCAGGGGTTTCAAAGTCGCTTCTGGACCTGATCGAACGAAGCCCGGCGCATCTGAAAGCAGCACTGGACGCGCCGCGTGAAGACAGGGTGCCAACGGCGGCGCAGGCCATCGGAACCGCGTTCCATGCGCTGGTGTTGGAACCCAAGGTGTTTGCGACGGAATACACGCTGGGCATGCGGCGCAGCGATTACCCGGAAGCCATTGACGATAAGGAAGTGCTGGTGTCGATGGTGGAAAGCCTGAACGCAAGGCGGCTGCCAAAACTGGCAACCACGGGCGCGAAGGCAGAACAGATTGAACGCATCATTGCAGCGCAAACTGACGTGGACACGATGGTGTGGACGCGTGAAGCCTGCGAAGCAATGAGCGGCGCGGAACTTAAGCAGCTTATTGGTGTGCTGAACGAATCGCGTGAAGGGCTGCTGCCCGTTTCAGGATCGACGGAACAGCTTGCAACACTGCTGCGGTCAAACGGTAAGCCGGTGACGTTGTGGCGGGATTTGAAGGCGGAATGGGAGCGCAACAACGGCCACCGCTCGATCCTGCAAACGGAAGAATGGGACGTGCTGCACAAGATGCGCGAAGCCGTTATGGCGCATCCGAAGGCAGCAGCCTTGCTGCAAAAACCTGGGCGTCCTGAACAATCCGTGTACTGGATTGACAAGGTAACAGGCGTGCTGTGTCGCTGTCGGCCGGATTACCTGACTGACGACGACTTTGTGGTGGACCTGAAGACCACAGAAGACGCAAGCCCGCATGAATTCGCGAAGTCTTGCGCTAACTATCGGTATCACGTCCAGGACCCGTTTTACAGGGATGGCCTGGCGGCAGTGAAGCGCAAGCCGCGTGCGTTTGTGTTTATCGCGGTGGAAAAAAAGGCGCCGTATGCGGTCGGCGTGTATGTGTTGCGAGCGGAAGACGTAGAGCTAGGCCGGATGCAGTATCGGGCAAATCTGAACCGATACGCGGAATGCCTGCAAAGCGGGAAGTTTCCGGCGTATAGCGAGAAAGTGGAAAGCCTGGCATTGCCAGCTTGGTATGTCAGCCAGGGCGTGCAGCGTCTTGGCGCATAAAGGGAACATAAGAAAGTGACTATCAAATTTGAAGTTGCGGAACGCGAAGGCGCCCGGCTGGTGATTGGCCTGGCTGGGGTAAGCGGCGGCGGAAAGACCCGCACGGCGCTGGAAATCGCCCACGGCATGGTGAAGGGCGACACGTCGAAAATCGGCTTTGTCTGCACGGAAAACCGGCGCGGCCGTCTGTTCGCCCGCGTCCTGCAGGACGCAGAAGGCAACGTGAAGAAATTCATGATTCACGACCTGTACGCGCCGTTCAGCCCGCAACGCTACATTGACGTGATTGAAGGCGCGGCAAAGGCTGGTTTCGAAGTGCTGATTATTGATAGCACGTCGCACGAATGGGAAGGCACTGGCGGCTGTGAAGAAATCGCGAACCCGCCCGGCTCAGTGTTGAAGGTTCCAAAATGGAACGACGCAAAGGCAGAGCATAAGCGTTTCGTGAATGCGCTGCTGTCGTCGCCGATGCACGTTATCGCGTGCATGCGTGCCCGCGAAAAAACGAAAATGGTCCGGGTCAACGGAAAGACGGAATACGAACCGCAGGGCATCCAGCCGATTTGCGAAAAGAATTTCCCGTTCGAACTTACCGTGTCGATCATGATGTACGACGGCGGCAAACAGCGCGAAGTGCTGAAAAGCCACCCGGACCTGGAAGAAATCGTGGGGACGGTCGGCTGGCACGAAGGCTTCCTGGGCTATGAACACGGCCTGCGCATCCGTGAATGGGTGGACGGCGGCACCAAGGTGGACGAAGAAAAGCAGCGCACGCTGGACGCGCTGCGCATGGAAGCGGCAAAGGGCACGGCGGAACTGGTGAAGGCGTGGGCAGCCGTACCGGCCGCGATCAAAAAGCGCATCAGCACCAAGGGCTGCCCGGAAGACCTGAAGGAACAGGCCGCTGCGTTCGACAAGCAACGCACCGAAGCGCAGGCGGGCGGCACTGAACTGGCAGGCGTGAATGCGGCTTTGGAAGGTGCCGAATAATGACAGCCACCAATACACTTTCCGTATCCGTGGGCGACACGGTACACGTGCCCATGGCAGGCTGCGACGGCCGCGTGGTTCGGTTCGACGGCAGCATGGTGGTGGTGCAGCTTGCCAGCAAAATCCCCGGCGCCCACGACCATTTCCATTTCGGCGCCTTGGAAGTGATTCCACAGAAGCCGCGCGCTGAATCCGGCGTGCTGCTGGACGCGCCGGGCTATCAAAGCTTAGCCCGCGTACTGGCTCGCGCTTTCCAGCAGGCAGCCCACGGCAAGGGTGCGGAACGCCACGCGCAAGACGGCGAACCGTTCGACGCGCAAGTTATGCAGGACATGGCGCGGCGTTTCGGTGTCGGCGCGCTGCTGGGCCAGGCGTTCAAAAAATCCGAAGAATCGCAGCGCCTGCCGCACGGCGCTGGCGTGCGGGAACTGCTGGGCGCAATCAATTACCTGGCTGGCGCCGTCATCGCCATGGAACGCGCAGAGAACCAGGCAAATGGCTGAATTGTTTTCGGACGTGCTGGACCAGGCCCAGCACAGAATCGAGATTGACCTGGCGCAATCCATCCAGGCTCAACGGGCACGCGCGGAAGCAGCGCCGCGTGTGGCCGCAGAAGGCTGCTGCAAAAATCCACGGTGTGCCGAACCGTTCGAAGGCGACGAATTAAGGCTGTTTTGTGGCCCTGTTTGCGCTAGAGAATTTGAAAGGTATCGCTGATAATCATTCATGCGGAATGTATTAAACGTTCCGCGTTGACATAGCAAGAAAGGAACCACAATGGACCAAATGACGCAAAACACCAGCCCGGAAACGGAAGAACTTCTGGCACGCATCGAAGCGCACGGGGAAGAAACAAAACGGCTGGTGGAAGCCGTACAAAAGCGCACCGCGAAGCAGTACACGGCCGCGCGTGGCGACGAAGAAAAACAGGCCGTGGTAATCGAAGCCATGGGCTGGGAAGAAGAAGGGAAGCGCCATTTGCAAATCGGCTTCATGATGCTTACTCGCGCCGTGGCGCAGCCGTCCACGTTCGCGTAACATGCGTCTTTCGTAATACAATTTAACTTTCGGAAAGTCACTTTCATGCCCGCATATTTGAATCAAGTTCAACTCATTGGCAACCTGGGCGCGGACCCTGAAGTGCGGTACTTGCCCAGCGGTGACGCTGTAGCAAATATCCGCATTGCAACCACGGAAACGTGGAAAGACAAAGACGGCGCCAAACAGGAACGCACCGAATGGCACCGCGTGGCATTCTTCGGCAAGCTGGCGGAAATCGTTAGCGAATTCCTGAAGAAAGGCAGCCAGGTGTTTATCCAGGGTCGCATTCAAACGCGAACCTGGGAGAAAGACGGCGAAACCCGTTACAGCACGGAAATTGTGGCCGATACCATGAAAATGCTAGGCAGCCCGCGCGAAGGCGGCGGATCGTCAGGCGATGGTGGCCAGCGCAGCGAACGCCCGGCGCGCGAACGGCAGGAACGCCCGGCCGCAGCAGGCAAGCCAACGAACGGCGGCGGCTTCGATGAAATGGACGACGATATACCGTTTTAGCCATAAGTAAGGCTGATTCCATAGCCTGAAGTAATAAGCCCGTGGATTGTTCGCCACGGGCTTTTTTACGCCCGCTTGCGTTTCCAAAAGTAAACGACTAGAATCCGTTTTGCGTTTAAACGAATAACGAAACGAAAGGGACTTTCAGCATGAACCGCGAAACCTGGCTTAACGAAATGGCAAACCTCATGGCCCCGCGCTTCGAAGAATTGGGCCACCCGCTGCCGCCGTTCTATGTGTCCGTGGGCTTCCCGGCCGCAGGCAAAGACGGACGCGCAGCAGCGGAGTGCTGGCATTCCAGCGCCAGCGCGGATAAGCGCTTTCAAATCCATATCCGCCCTGACGAAGCAGATTCAATGATGATTTCCGGCCACCTGGCGCATGAACTGGCGCACGCTGCCGTGGGGTTCGAATGCGGGCACCAAGGCGCGTTTGCCCGTGTCGTCATGGCGCTGGGCCTGAAACGCCCGCTTACGTCCACGGTCGTAGGCGAAGAATTCAAAGAGTGGGCGCAGCCGTTCATTGACAAGCTGGGCAAGATTCCCCACGCCAGCCTGCGGTGGACCAACGCACGCGGGCAACAACGTGGCGAAGGCGAAGACGGTCCTAGCCTGGGTGAAGAAAGCGACGGCGAATCGTCCACCGGCCCCAAAAAGCAATCCGCCCGGCTTCTCAAAGCCATGTGCGCCGAATGCGGCTACACGGTGCGAATCACGCGCAAGTGGTTGGAAGTCGGCCGCCCGCCCTGCCCGCTTCATGGAGCCATGGACGTGGAAGGCGAGGAAGACTAAAGCGAAGCGCAGGCGGGCGGCCTGCGTTCATCTGGATAAACCCCGCCGCCCTGGCATCCAGGGGCGCGCGGGGCGGCGGCATCGGTGGCGAACGGTCGGCGTTTCGTCCATCTGGATAATACGGCTCTCGCTAGTCTGCCGCGTCCGATTCCGTGCCATTCATGACTGCTTCCACGTCGGCGTCGCTGTTCGGTCTTTCGCAGTCAACCACGCAGCGGTACGCGTCTTTACTCATATTGTGAATTGCGCGCTTCACCAGCCATTCGCCGTCTGACTCGTCACCAAACCCGGTAACGTCCAGCAGGCATTCGGCCGTCAATCGCGGCTCGCCTGGAATATTCACGTTGAACCGGAACGCGCCGCGCGCCCGCTTCGCCAGTTCCGCTTTTGCGGCAGCCAGGGCCATGGCTGGCGTGGGGAAATACTGCTTCAGCCGCTTCACCGGCTCGCCTGTTCCCGCCGTTACTTCGTGCCGCTTCGCGCTGCGCTTCGAGTGGTAATAGGCCACCACGGTGCCCGCCGACTCGCGCGTGGATTCTTCCCACTGGAATGCGCCGCAATCGCTGGCCGCCACCGGAATTTTTGGCAGCGCCGCGCCGCTTACCGTCGTGGCGTCGCCTCGCTTGGTGAAAATCAGCTTTCCACCGGCTGGCTTTGCAATGGCGTCGTATTTCTTCGCGATGCGCAGCAGCAGGTTTATATCCGATTCTTCGGACTGGTTAATGTGCGGCAGCGCCACGCTGGCCAGCGATGGCGAAACCAGCGCGGTCATGCCATGCTCTTTCGCCATCTTCTGGACCATTGCGCCGATGGTCGTTCCCACCTTCCACGCTCGCGACTTGTGGGACTGAAAGTCTATTTTGCCTTTCGGTGTTTCGTCCCACGGCGCAGCGTGCGCCACAATCGTAAGCTGGCGCGGCCAGCCCGTGCGGCGCACGCTGTCACATACGAAAATACCTTTCGCCGTCATCACGCCGTCATAGCCCAGCGATAGTGCGATTTCCGCGCCCGTGGGCGGCTTTTTAATGCGCGCATCGTCCACGTGGTCGGCCAGCACAATTTCCAGCTTGTCCGCGTTGTCGCCGGTTTCGTCCGTCAGCGAAAGCGATACAAACCGATCCACGATGATGGCCGTTATGTCGTTGTCGTTCGCCTTCAGCGAAAACGACGGCGTAACGTTCACGTCCATAGCGAAACCTCGCCCGTGGTCGCCACGTCCGTTGCCACGTCGATTGCAGGCAGCGCCACGACGGTGCCCACCGGCAGCACCGGCCCCAGGTCGGCCAGCCCATAGTTAGCCGCCAGCACCGCGTTAAGAACCGACGGTGTGACGGTCCCGTATTGCGCCCAGGCGATATAGTCCAGCGTGTCGCCTTCGCGGGAAAGATATTGTGCTGTCATGAGAATTTGGCCAGCAGGGAATTTGCAGCGGTCTTTGTGCTATCCAGCAGGCTGGAAACGGACGTGGTGGCGTTACTCGCGCTCGACAGGGCCATGGACACACTGGACGGCACGGAACCCGCCACAAGGCTGATATTCCCGATAACGCGGGTTGCCGACGAAGCGCCCGTGCCCAGTGCCTCGATTTTGTCCAGCAGCGTTTTTGACCCGCTCAACACGGCGCCGATATTGCCGATGGATTGCACCTGCGCGGCCACATTGGCGGCCGTGGATCGCAGATCATTCACCACGGAAATGGAACGGTTCAGCGCGCCGATAGCGCTGTTTGCTTCGGCCAGCACCGGCCCCACGACAGTCTGCACCTGCGCGGCGGCCGCCTTCAGGCTGCCCAGCGCCGTGGCGGCCGTGGTCTGCACGGTCTTTGCCATGCTCGCGAACCCGGACAGGGCGCTGGTGGTGCCGGTTGCCGTGGTGGCGGCCGTCACCAGCCCGCTGGCCTTGTCCAGCACGCTGCTGCCGTCGTCGGCCGTCGTACCGTCGTCAAAGATCGACAGGCGCAGCGTGAATTCCACTTTGCGCGGCGTGCCGTCCGTCTTGTGGTGCGTCTGCTTTTCGTCCAGCCGGTTGATAACCCATCGGCCCTGATAGAACCCCAGGCTGTCCGTCAGATCGTAGGGCAGCCCGTCGTTAGCCATGGCGCGCAGTTCATCCAGGCTCTGAATGTCGCCCGCGAAATCGGGATAGATCACGCCCGGCAGTTCCAGCGCGTCTTCGCCTCGCCCCGTGAATTGCTTGGCGGCAAGCTGGCCCATGCGTTCCTGCGCGGGCCACTTCCATTCTGTCGTTCGCGCCCATTCCTGAAAAACCAGGGTGTTTAGCGAGAAAATGTAATCGCCCAGCACCATCATTGTGGGCAGGTTTCCGCTGTCGTTCGCCATGCCTTACAGCCCCGAATCGTAAAGCCCGGAACCCAGCTTGTTAGCTGGCGCCCCCAGGCGGGTCATTAGCTCGTTTACCGCGTCCTTACCGGACTGGCCCGGCTGCTGGTGGAAGGCGACGTGATACTGGCGCTGATCGATAGTCTGCGCACCGCCGCCGCTTCGGCCGCCCGCAATCGGCGGAATGGTCGGCGCGGCGGCCGGGCCTGCGTCCTGGTCTTTCCCGGTCATGTGGCGCCATACTGCCGCGCCGAAATCAACCGGGTTAAGGTGCGCCGATGCGGCCCACCAGCGGCCGTTTTTAACGTCGTCCGCGCCCTTTTCCTTGTCCACGTCAGGCAGCCCGGCCGCCTTCGCCACGGTAAGCCCGGTTTCCACCAGCCCCGCCACCAGCCCCAGCTTTCCGAGAAATCCCCAGATTCCCTTCGCTGCGCCGCCCGTCGCGGGTCCCACACCTTCGGCGGCCGTCTTCAGATCGCGCAGCGATGCCACCGCGCCCGCCAGCTTGATACCCGCGATAATCGTCAGGGCGCCGCCCGCCGTGGCCAGAATGGGCGCTGCCAATGTCAGGCCCACAGCCAGCCCGCCCAGGCCCAGCACTACGCCTTCCATCAGCTTCGGGTTTGCGTCCGCGAACTTGTTAACGGATTCCAGCCCCGTGGCCAGCCGTTCCATGGCGTTGGCGAAAGCGGGTATCAGCACCTCGCCCACACGGGTCTGCGCATCATCCAGGCGCGCACGGGCGTTGTCCATCTTCCCTGCCGTGGACTGCTGATTGGCCTTGTCTGAACCTTCGGTGTCGTTCGCCTGCAAGACGTTGCGCCGATCCTTCCAAATGTTCGAACTGAACCGGATGCGACTTAGCAGCATGTTTGCCGCGTTCGTGTTCGACGCGATGGCGTTTACAAACGCCATAACCTGCGCCGGGTCGTTCACGTCAACGCCCTTTTTCTTCGCCAGCGGCACCAGGTGTTTATCCACCCAGGTTTGCGGGTCTTTCAGGAACGTTTGGGCGTCCACCAGCGCGTCAGGCGAGATCGTCTTAACCTTGCCGGTCTTGTCGAACTTCACGCCCTTTTTGTTCAGCAGGCCCAATTGCATCATGTGGTCAAACGCGCCGTGCGTTTGGTGCCCGCCGATCCACGCATTTACCAGCGAACTGCTGGACGTGCCGTAACGGTCGGCGCCCATGCTTTGCTGCAAAAACGTATCACCGAAAAACGCTTCATCGCTCATTGCCTGCACGGCGCCCTTACCGGAACGCACGGACGTAAGCAGATCGCTCACAGTCACTTTGCCGTTTGAGCCAGTCAGCGCCTTAAACGCCCAATTGTATTTTTCGCGCATGGCGGCCGGGTCGGTTGCCCCGCCGCGCTCGTCGGCTACCTTCGCCATCTGATAGGCAGAATCGCCCGATGCCATATCAGTGTGGTGCAGGCGGTCGTAAAGCTGAAGCCCAGAAATCGCTTTTAGCGCCGTTGGCAGCGCTTCGATGGCGTGGTGTGCGTCGCCCAGCGCAGTGCGCAGTTCGCTAACCGTGTCCGTCGCCTTCGTGACTGACACGCCAAACTGCTTTGAATGCTGCGCGGCGCTAATCATGGCGTCGCCGTCTTCCTTCGATACGCCAGAATTGCGGATCACGGCCACGACGTTTTCACGCTCGATTGCAGCGTGCACGCCCCTGGACAGAACGCCGCCAATCGCCAGGCCAGTGGCGCCCATTCGCACGGCCGCGCCGTTCAATTTCGAACGGGTTTCCTTTGCGCTGGTGTAGCTCGCCTGGGATTTATTTAGCCGATCCTGCGCACGGCGCAGGTTGTCAAGCGTCGAAACGGTTTTCGCATACTCGTTGCGCAATGCAGAAACGTCTTTACCCATGCGGGAAAACGTCTGGATAGACTTCCCCAGCAAAACCTGGCGCTTGGTCACGCGCCCCATTTCGCTGCTGATTTGCTTCAGCCCGTTTTGGGCCACGCCCAGCGCGCCCTTAAGCGCGCCGGAAATCGTGCCACCAATAACGATTGTGGCATTTAGCCGCTTATTCGCCATCGCTCGCTGTCAGTTCGTTTAGACCGTCGATCCACCACAGGAACCGCGAAGCGGCCATGCCTAATATTTCCGATTCACCCCAGCCAGTGTGGCTTGCCAGGGAAAGCGCACCGCGTCGGATAAGCGCGGGCGCTAGTCCAGAAAACCCGAATAGGCCGCCGACACGCGCCGGTAGTCGCGAACGGAAAGGCTTTGCATCTGCTTTTCGTCCATTTCGCACAGATTGGCGAAAATGGTTACTTCGCGCTCAATGTCGCTTCCCTTCAGCTTGTCATACACAAGCTGGTCTCGGACGGTCGGCTCGCGCATGCGGAGTTTTTTCACCGGAACGCCTGCAACGTCCAGCGGGCGCGACAGCGTAATATCTGCGAAGCCTTCGATATATTCCACGAAGTCTTCGGGCGTTTTCTTTTCTTCGGTTTGCTTGCGGGTTGCCATGGATGATTCCTGTTTTTATGAAAGTCGCTTTCAGGGCTGGCGTTGCACCAGCCCTGCGCTGTCTTTAGATGCCCAGCAGGCTGCGCACGTTGGCCAGTGCGTCCACGCCGTTGCGCTTGAAAACCATGTTCACAACGTCGATTTCCAGCACCGTGGTGCCGCCGTGTTCCAGCTTGTAATACTTCAGGGTAAGCGTGGTTTTCAGCTTGGCGGCCGTGCCGGTCTGCACGGAACCCTGGTCGATTTCCTTCACCTTGCCGCGCAGGGTGTGGACCACGCCGGTTTGCGTGCCGTCGTCGTCTTCCAGCACTTCGCGAAGGGACACGGTAATGTCCGTTCCTTCGGTCACGCCAAAAGTTGCGATAACGTCTTTATCGTAGGACTTCAGCGTGAAATCCGATTCGAGCTTTTCTAGCCCCATCGTGATTTCGGCGGGCGCGAACATGCCGCCGCCCAGGAAGTCTTCCAGCTTGGCGGCCAGCTTCGGCGGGTTGAATTCCTCGCACTTGCCAGCCTTTCCAAGCCCGTTATAAAAGACGTTGAAATACTTGCGGATATTCTGGATCGGCATGGGCTTTAGCTCGCGCTAGTCGAAAAAATGCTGGCGATATAGTCATTCACCAGGTGTTCGCGGAACGTCACGCGCTCGGACGGATAAACCGGCGTGAAATCGAAATCGAACGCGATTGCACCGGCCGCGATTTGATCCGGCGTGTTCAGGTCCGGGTCTGCCCAGCACTGGCCGCCCAGGATCGCGCCGCGCGCCGTCAGGTTGCGCAGGAACGCGTTCACGCCTTCCACCACGTCGCTGACGTAGTTTTTTGTAATGCCCTGGTCAACCGCCCACAGGTGCGCCGCCATCAGGCTGTCCGCGATAATGTCCGACGTGCGGACCACGCAGAGGAACTTCCATTTGGCATCGCTCGACAGCGTTCGATTGCCCCACAGCCGATAACCGTTCTGGCGAATCACGACGTTGACGTTTTTCGCGTTCAGCAGATTGGCGCGACAGGTCGTGTCGCCCATGGTGAAGTCGATCACGCGAGCGGTGCCCGTCACGCCGTTAATGGCCTGGTTCGACGGGGACCACCAGAAGCCGCGTTCGTTGTCCGACTTCGCAATCAGGCCAGCCGTGTGCGCGCTGGTGAAGGCGGTTACGTTGTTGCCGCTGCTGTCGGTCTTCGTCACCTGGGGTTCAACCAGGTACACGCGGCGGCTGTCGAAATCGCCCGCGTATGCGATGGCGTCCACGTCGTTCGTGCTGGGCGCGTCCGCGATAATCACGGCGCGCAGCGATTCGGCAATGCCAAGCATTTCCGCCACCACCGCGTTTGCCACCGTGCCCGTGGTCGCCGTGAAGGTGGCCTGGGTCGTGCCAGCGCCTGCGCCAGCGGGAAGTGCGAACGTCGGTACGGCCGTATATCCGCCGCCGTTTTTCGCGATGGCAACAGCCGTAACCTTGCCGCCTGCCACCGTTGCCGTGGCCGCTGCGCCCGTGCCGCCACCGCCGCCCGTGGCCGTCAGTGCGTAAGTGCCGTCTGTGTAGCCAGCGCCCGCGTTGTTGATTGCCAGCGTGGAAACGCCGTTGGCCACGCGCTGGTGCGTGAAGCCCGGCGCCAGCAGAATGCGCGGCTTGTAGCCCGTCACGTGTTCGGCGCCCACGAAAGCCTGGACGCCAAGGTAATTGCCGTTCGCGTCAACGCCGCCAATCAGATTGGCAAGCTGCGCGGCCGGGTCTTCGTCGGCATCCACGCGGACCACGATCAAAACCGCCTTGGACTGGTCGAAAATGCTGTCGATTGCATCCGGCAGCGTGCCGTTATCCGCCGAAGTCGTCAGCGCCACCAGCTTGGCCGCCTCCACACGCGAGCCAGCCACCAGCACGGGCGTGTTAAGCGGGAATGCGGCCGGGTCGGCATTCGGCGCGGTGCCGATAATGCCAATAACCGAACTGGACGCAATGCTAATGGTCCGCGAACCGTCGTTGATTTCCAGGACTTCTACGCCGTGGAGAAAGTCTGTGCTCATGTAATGGGCCACCCCTTAATATTGCCGCAATCATCGCGCTGGGCGGCTAACCGTTCCACGGCGGGGTTTTGGGCAAAAAAAGACCACCCGAAGGTGGCCAATGGCTGCCGCTTGAAAGTCGCTTTCAGTGTGGTGTGGTGGCGCGCGCCAGGCAGTGGCCAGGCCCGAAAATGAAATCAATGCACGGCGCCGCCAACTTCGCCCAGCGCTTGCCCGCGATCAGCGCATTGCCCGTGCGTTCCGAAATCGTCACCTTCGGGTCGTCCCCGAAAAGCGCGTTGGCGCACTCGTCATAGGCGATTGCCATATTCAGCGCTCGCGCTTCGGAACCGAAAAGCGCCTGCACTAGCATGGCCAGCAGCAGCACGCCGGAAAACGCGGCGCACATGGCCCACAGCAAAACCAGTTTTGCACGCGCTTTCATGGTCAGGCCCAGGCGATGGCTTCAACGTCGGCCACGGTGGTGGCGGCTGCCACCTGGTCGGCCAGCGCCTGGTTTTTCACCATGGCGGCCACAATCGCGGCCTTGCCGTCTTTGCCAACCTGCTGGATTTGCGCCACGGTGTGCATGCGGAATGCCCACACGCCCTGCGCGTCGGCGCACCAGAATGGCGTCGCCCAATCGTCAGCCAGGCCCGGCAGCAGCGACGCCACCACGGACGCGTTAAGGTTCTGCTGGTCCGTGTCTTTCGCCGGATAACTGTACGGCGTGCCCAGCGCGCTGGACATGAAGCCAGCGAGAATTGCCGCCCTGCATACCGCCGTCAGTTCGGCCACCTTGGCGGCTTTCGCGGCTGCCAGCAATTCGGCCGCCGTGGCTGTCGGCGCATTCACCAGCGCGCCATTCTGCACGATATAGCCGCCCTGGCTCGACAGGCACGCTTGCCACTGGTCGGTCGTTAGCGGAATAGTGGCCACGCCTTGCGGCGCGGGGCTGATTGAATCGTCATAGAACGCCGTGATTGTTCCGGCGTCGTCATATGCCGCGCGTTTTTGGCCCATGTTCTCAGTACCCGATAACTAAAATTGTGGTTGACCCGCTCGCGCCCTGCCCCGAAGTATTCCAGCGATTGCCGAATACGGATGTTTTTGTAGCGCTATATAACGCCACAAACGTTGCTCCAGTGTCCCCGTTCGTCGCATATGCGCCCGCGCACTGCGTCGGAAACGCAATCGGATATGTCCACGCCCAACCAGTAGACGCGGAAATTGTCCCCCACTGAATAATCAGGCCACCCAGCCAAGTGGGGAATGTAATGTAACCATTGGTGCCCAGGCTGATAGCAAACCCCGCCCGCAGCTTTTTCGGCGTCACAATCGTGGCGTCGTCCGTGCCTGCGTTCGTGATTGCCTGCGTGGCCACCTTCGCCGTACCCTGCGCCGTTTCCGTCGCCTGTTCGGCCTTGAACCAGGCGCTGTTAATCACTGCCTGGCTGTTGTCGCCCGCGTTCGGCGTCGGGCCGTTGATAACGCCGCTGGCTTGCGCCAGCAGCAGCTTTCCAAGTTTCGCCAGATTGGCCGCAAGACTCATGATGTGTGTTCGCCTTTAGAATTCGTAGCCGACAAGTGAAAGGGTAACGTTCGAAATGGTCGCGCCTTGTGTCGTCGCCACATACCACGTTTGCTGCGTGAGGAACGGAAGACGCGAAAAATTGATTGTCATTCCGCCGCCGCCCGCATTCGGCGTGTTTATCGAAACCACCGCCGTGGAAGCGCCAACGGCCGTTTGCGTAAATGCATTGAACGTCGAAATTCCGCTGTTTGTAACCGTAATGGACAGCGACCCACTGCCGAACTTGGCGTTTTTCGGCACGCACGCGATTGGCGCAGCGACAATGGAAATTGCGCCAGAACCCGAATAGCCAGTGGTCTGCGCAAAATTAACCGTCCTATCAATCAGCGAGCCGACAATAAATTGCTTGCTCGCGTTCAGCGGCCACACGCTCACCAGCGCGCTGGCCGTGTAGCCGCTCGGAATGTTCCCGGCCGGGCACACTTCAGGCGCAACCGTGCTGGTGGCGTCAATCGTAATGTTCGACAGGCCAGTGACAGGCCCGTAAATCAGATACGTGGCCGCGAATCCAGAAGCCGTCAGCGAACCGGAAATGCCGCCTGCGCCCGTCGTTGCCAGGTTGATTGCCTGGTTGACTGCCGACGCGCGGAACGGCGCACCACCCAGCGCGGTTTCCAGCACCACTTCGTCTGCGGTATAGGTTGCCGTTGAACTGACAGCGCCAACCACCATGCGGCCATTCCGAACCGAACCAACTACGCCGCCCACGCGATTCATTGCTGCGGTATTGGCCACGGCCGCGCTATTGTCCAGCGCAGCAGGCGTGCTTACCGTCGATCCCGCATACAACGCCAGCGGCCCGCCCATGGTGTCGCCGGATTTCTGCACCGCGTTGGCCACGCTGAACGTGGCGAACGTGTACACGGTCACGTACTCGTCAGAAGTCAGCGCCGTGTTAAATACAATCGTTGCGCCGTCCGTTGCCGTGTAGTCAGGATTCGCGGCCGTGCCGGGTTCCTGAAGCGCGCCGTTCCGCTCGACAATGATTGCGCCGGGCGTATAGCCGCCCGTAATCGTCAGCGTGTTCGTGGCCAGCCCGGAGAACGGGTAAGCCTTCATGTAGGACTGGCCGCCAGCGCTCGCAAACTTAACGTTGGTGCCGTCGCTGCACACGATCACAGGCGAACCGGCAGGCAGGATAACCGTGCTGCCGCTGCTGCCCGCAGCCTTCGCCGTCACGTTGAAATTGCCCGTGGCTTCGTTGTCGATAATCCACTGGCCCGACTGCGCCGGAAGAATCAGGTTTTTCGAAGCGCCCAGCACGCCGGTTAGCTTCAGCATGGCCACGCCATACTGCGCCTGGGTTAGCGTCGTGTCCGTGCTGCCCGAAACGTCCACCACCTGATAGCCGTCCGTCGCGGCAAAGATGGCCGCCATGTTCGCGGCTTTCTTCGTCATGTCGCCCGTGGGCGCGGTCGGAATGTTGGCATAGCCGCCAGAAATCGACTCGATAACCCAGGCGCCGCCGTTGGCCGCATTCAGCGCCGTATTCAGCCGCACATTCACGACGGAACCGGCTGGCAGTTCGCCGCCGATAAGCGCCGCCTGGTCGCTGCCGTACACGGGAAGCGTGGCCAGCGTCGGGCCACCTGTCGCGTTCGTCAGCGCAAGCGTTACCGCGCCGTCGTTCGTTACTTTCGTCCTGAAAGTGACTTTCACCCCGTCAACCAGGCCCGGCATTGGCTGGGCCAGCGTTGTGGCAATGGCGTTTTTCGCGCCCGTGTCGGCCATGAAGCCCAGCGCTCCGTCCAGAAGCCGGTTCAGCAGGTAACGCGAACGGTTCACCAGCGACAGCAGGGGCTTGTTCATTACCCCCAGCGGGCCACCCAGCGCCGAATCGGTGGTTTCCCACTGATATACGCCAGAATCGTATGCGTCGTTTTCTGTAAGATTGGCCATTAAATCACTGTTCCAAGGTTATATGTCCCGTCCAGCTTTACGCTGCCGTCCAGAATGAATGCGGCGGCGGTGAAATCCAGCGCTTCCAGGTAGCAGCGCGCTGGCGCGGTGTTAGCCAGAATCCGTTTCACCTGCGCCACCTGACTGTTTGCAATCGGCTGGGCAAGCCGCACGCGATACCAGGCCCACTTCGTGCCGTCGCTGTCGCCCAGGAAGTCGGCGCCATTGAGCATTCGCGAGCCGTCCAGATACCAGCTACCTGCGCCCTCGATTACTTCAGCGCCCGGATAGCCAGCAGCGGCTAGCGCTGCCTTTATGGATGCTGGCGTGCCTTTGATTTTGTGGACTGCCACACTGGCCGCGATCACGGCGCGTTTCGTGGCTTCGGGCCAGTTGCTATCCCACTCGCTAACCGACCACGCCCACGCGAGCCATGGCAGCGCAACGGCCGGGCACGTTGCCGGGTTATAAAGCGAACGCATGGGCACCGGAACGGCGCTTACGCGCGAAGCGGCCAGCGCCAGGTTCCGCTCTGCCTGTGTCGCGTTGACGGGCAGCAGGCTGTCTTCCTGCACCGCGTCCGTCACGCCACCACCCCGTTAATGGTGATTCCCGTACAAAACGCCGCCTGCGTCTTCGTGGCCACCATGTCGGCCTGGATGCCCGGCGCGTGAAGAATCACGTTCTGAACGCCCGTAACAAACAGCGCCGCATACACGCCCGCCAACGTCGGCGCGGCGCCGCATTTCCAGCAGGCCAGCGTGTATTCCGCAATCGTTGCGTTTGCCATGGCAAGCACGGCCGCCTGGTCCACGCTCGCGTAAATCTCAAGCGTGGCGTTCACCGTGTAGGGCAGGATTTGCGCGAACTGCACCTGTACCGTGTCGCACAGCGGGCGCACGTTTTCCGCCGTCAGTGCGGCAGTGACGGCCGCCAGTAGCGTGCCGTCCGGGTCGCTGTCTGCGCCGCCGTCGCCATTCGCGGACAGGATCGTTACCAGCACGGTCCCAGGCGTTGGCGACGTAACGCTTACGTCGCGCACCTGGCCATCCGCCGACAGCGCGTAAAACTGATAGGCGCCCACCGGCCCGGCGCTGCTGAAGCCTTCGAAAGACTGCTGGATGCGGGCTTTATATGCGGCGTCGCTTTCCATTACGGCAGCCGTGGGCGGCACCGTAGTATCGTCGGCGGGCGTAATGACAAGGCGCGGCACGTCCAGCCCGGCGCCGATTTGGTCCAGGTCGCTTTTCTGCGCATACGCGAGCATTAGCGCTTGGGCGGCTTCGTTGATGCGCTGGCGTAGCAGCACTTCGCGATAGGCGCAAACCTGCAATGCCTTGTAAGCCGGGTCCGACTCGACAAGCGCGGTAAACGGGTATGGGTCGTTAGCGCTGCGCGCGATCAGATCGGCCAGCATGTCCGCGAAAATCGTATCGAAATCCAGTGCTTCGATAACCTGCGGCGGGGCGAGTGTGGACAGGTCCACCGCTGTGTAGGCGTTGGACATTACGAAACCTTTATGCCGTCGATTTTTACGGGCTGCCCGTCAGGCAGGTAATTGCCGGAAATGTCCAGCGCGATTGCGCCCGGTTCGGCGCTGGAAAGGCTTACGCGAGTAACCTTAAAGCGCGGCTCCCACTTGCGAATCGCGGCCGCCGTGGCGGCATAGACGCGCGACACGGTGTAAAGATTCATTGGGGCATCAACCAGGCTGAACAGCTTGCTGCCGTAGTCGCGACGCATCACACGGCTGCCTATTGGCGTCGTGAGAATGTCGGTTATGGATTGCCGCAGGTGTTCAACGCCTGAAAGCGGCTTTCCAGTGGTCGCGTCGGTTCCGTTCATGAACGGGATTCTGGCCGTGGCCAGTGTCCCGTTCCACGGCGGGGTTTAGGCTTGCGCGTCGCTTGTCGGCGGGCCGTCGTGTTCGTTGTGGTGGTGAGACTTAACTCCGATGCCATCCACCACCACGTCGCCATTGACGACATTTACGCCGCCGTTAATCGCGTTCGTTCCGCCGCTCGCGCCAGCCGCACCGGATACCCCGGACAGCCACGACAGCAGCTTTTTGATGGTGGCCGCGCCGTCGAATGTCGCCTGTTCGCCTACGTGTTCGAACTGCTGCGCGGTAAGCGTCGCCTTGCCGTCCACCAGAACCAGCGACGTGCTGCCCACGGTCAGCGAAATGCTGCCGCCAGCAGGCACGTTGACGCTGTAAGCCTTCGCGCTGCGGTCGTGCTGGATCACGGTTCCGTCTTTGTACGAAACCCGATGCACGTTCGGATCGTTCGCGGGCGCCGCGTACAGGTCCTGATACAGCGAAAACAGAATGATGGCCTGCGCCACGTCGCCGTAAGGCGTCAGGATCACCACCTGTTCGCCCGGTTCCGGCGCCCACCATTCGGCATCTGGCCCGGCGCGCTGCACCGCCCACTGCATCGGGTCCGACTCCACCCCGCCAATTTCCACCGTGGCCATGTCGCCGGTAACGGATACCACCGTGCCAATGCGGATTAGCTGCGAAATCTGCCGTTGCAGTTCGCCAATGTCCTGGGCGCTCATTGCGGCACCAGCGGCGTGTAATCAGCTTCGTGGCCCGTGCCAATATCCGGCGCAAAGCTGTAAGACGGGTTCGGCGTCGGCAGGTCGCCTTCTGCGTAAATGTCCGTGCCGAACTGGATTACCTGCGCCCACTCGACACGCCACACCACATAGCGGTCGGCCATCGGGTGGAACTCGTCGCGATATGCGCCAATCACGTGCGCCGCTTCAGTCCAGCACGAATCTGAATTGAACCGTTTCAGGCGCAGCCATGCGGCCAGGGTCATGGCTGCGGCCTGCGCTGCGGTCTTCGCCTGCGTCGTCTTGAATCCGACCACCACGCGCGCTTCGAAGCGGCCACGCATCGGGACAAGCCCGTTTGAGCGGTCGCAATCGGGTTCCTCTTCGAATTCGGTAATGTCCAGCAGGATGCCCGGCAGTTCGTCGGCTTCCAGCGCCTCGCGGTCGGTTTCCTCGCGGTCAAATACCACCGCTTTAAAATCGGGGAATGTCGCCTGGATCGCAGCCACGATGGCGGCTTTAACGCCAGAAATCTGGACTATTGGGAGCGTTGCTGTCGCCATGTCAGTTCATGTTCGAATGTTTTGTAAAACTGGTCTGTGAAGGCGTGGCCGCCTAGCAGGTGGTCTTCAATGTAGGTTTGCGCCGGGTCGGATAGCGCCACCGTAACTTTTTTGATTTTCAGCCGGGCGCGTCCCACGCGTTCGAACACTTGCCGGTTTGACTCCGACGCGTTGCCGTTGCCTGCCCGGCCCTTGGCGATAAAGGCGCCCTTAAAAAAACGCCCGCCGTAGGCTGCCACCCCGCCGCCAGGCGCCCTTTGATCCTTTGCACCAAGGTGGATCGCACCGATAGGGTCCAGCCCGTACCACACGCGTATATAGCGGCGCTTGTCCACCGCATGCATGCGGAACGTGCGCAGGCGGCGGCGTACCTCCTTCTGCGGCAAATTCAGATGCCTCGCCAGTTCGCGGACAGACTTTGTGGTTAGCCACCGCGCCATTTTTACGCACGTTGATGCAATGGCCTGGTCCACCTGCTTAGGCGTTGCCGACAAGAAGGCTTCGATACGATCAAAGCCGATTTCACTTATTCCTATCCACTGCGTGCCGTTCATAACGACGGCTCCAGGTACAGCAGGGCCATGCCGTCACCCAGGGCGTGCGGGCTTTTGTGGACTTCGTAAGGCTTTCCCTCGATAGCCACAAAATTGCCGCGCCGAACGGCTGCCACGTCCACAAACTTGCACGTGAAAATCGGCCGCGTGGTGTCCATTTCGGCCGTGCCCACGCCAATGGTCTGCCCCGGTTCATCCAGCACGCCCATGGCAATTACCACGCTGCCGTCGCCCAGCGTGATTGTTGCCTGGCTGGCGAAGTCGTCCGGGTCCAGAAAGTCGTCCAGAACGTCCCAGGCGGGATGCGCTGGCATCAGGCTGCCTTGCCCTTGGCGGGCGACTTGGCGGCCCGCTGGGTGCCTTCTGCCACCACCATGCCGCGTGATTTCAGGTGCATGGCGTCGGCGCGCAGCAATTCCACCCGATCACCCGGCATAACCATTTCGCCGTCCACAAAAAACGGCTTCAGCACTTCCAGCACTTCCCCGCGTTCGAAAGCCACTTTCAATTCTCCATTTTGATGTGAAAACGGGCAGCGCTTCGCTGCCCGTTCCGTGTCTCAGTAGCGGCAGCCTATGCCGCTTACTGCCTTAACTGTTACGCGCCGGTATGGCGACCGACAGCGAACGATTCGACGCGACGCAGTGCGAAATCGACATCCTGGAAAACCACGATGCGGGTTCCGCCCGACTTCGACAGGGACATGGTGTCCACCGTCAGGTCAAGGCCGCCCCACATGGCAATAATCAGGTCGGCAAAGTTGCCGAAAAACACGTCATCGCCAGCAAGCTGGTTCGTCACGCGCGTCTGGTAGCCGTTCATGGTGTCGCCCTGTTCCCACAGGGTGGCGCCGGTCGGCGTGCCAGGGAATTTCTGCGTGGTCTTTGCGCCGCCCTTGGTGGTCGCGTTGACGACGTAAGCCATGTTTGCCACGGCCGCGTTTTTCGACGCAATCGCGGTTTCCATCGAAACGATTTCCGAATACGACGGATTGGCCGCAGCGAACGGAACGGCGGAAATGCCCGTGTAGTTCGAAATGCCCTTCGGCTGGTGTGCCGTGCCCGAACCGTAGTAACCGGCGTAGTCGATCGCCAGGCCCAGCGCTTCGGCCAGATCGGCGCGCACCAGCGCTTCAACGTCCAGGCTCGATTGCATCATCAAGCGGCGGGTAATGTCCGAATAGGCCGCAACCGTCTTGGGAGACAGTGCGATTTGGCCCAGGTCCATTTCGCCTTCTGGCGCGTCGTCGCCTTCACCGATCCAGTAGCCTTGCGAGCGGGCAGTTTTGCGCGGAATGTCCACGTTGCCGACCAGGCCGCCAATCGGTCGGCCCAATTGCATGATGGTGGTTGCGTTGCGCAGCAAGTCGATAAACGCGCTCGCCATCAGTTCGGTGGCGATGGATGCGCCGCCCGTGCTGCCTGCGCCGGTCTGTCCGTTCTGGCCTGCGTTGAAATTGCGCGACTCGATCAGTGAGCGGCCCAGCACTTCAGGCGGCACCATGATGCCCTGCGCTTCCTTGCCCAGCTTTTCGGCGGCAGCGCGGCCAGCTTCGATTTCGAAACCGGCTTCCTTCTGCGCCTTGCGGTCGGTCGGATTCGCCAGTGCGCGGATTGCCTTCATGAACGAAAACTTACGCGCGTCTTCTGCCGACAGGCCCACGCTGGCGTCCAGCGTTTGCTCGGCAAGCGGGCGCGATTGGCGCTGTTCGACGTGCGTCAGAAGCGCGGCGCGGAACTCGTCCATGCCTTTGCCGTTCGACACGAATTCACGTGCCAGTTCGTCGGCACCGTATTGGGTGCCAGCCGCGATAATGTCCCGAACGCGGGCGCGCTCGGCATCAGCACCGGCGCGGCGCTGTGCGTCGGCGTCGATGGTTTGCGTTTCCTGTGTCGGTTCCGGCATGCTTCGGATTCCTGTAATGTTTGCGTTCTGGATTTCATTGCCCTTTTCGGGCACGTTTGGATTTTGCGGCGCTGCCACGGGTGTTTCCACGGCGGGGTTTTCTGCCGAACGCCCTACGCCCACGGAATCGTCGGCCGGAATGCTCACGAAAGAAATTTCCATCGGCATCCAGGATGTGACGGTGTACACGGGCTCGCCTTCGCGTTCCTCGGTCAGCATGTACGCGTCAATGGTGTAACCCACGGAAACGTGCGTGCGGATTTTGTCGATAACGTCCTGGAACACTTCGCTGGCTCGCACGCCGCGCCCGAAACGAACGACAGCCCGGCCGCGCTTGTCGCCGTCGATTCGCGCGGACTCGATCACGCCCACCTGGTCGGTGCGGTCGTGGTCCATCAGAAGTGCACCGCCGTTATTCAGGCGCGACAGGTCGGCGGCCCCTTCGGCGTGCGAAAGAATCTCAACGCCCCACCAGCGCGGCACTTCGATTTCCGAACTGAACGCCAGTTCGACGGTGCGCGCCTCTACGTCAATCGCGCCCACTTCGGCCGTGCGCAGGTGCACGCCACGGCTGTTAATTTCGCGCAGGGAAATCGGCTCTTTTGTCGTCGGTGTCGTCATGGTGTCTTAGCTGTTCGGGTGGCTGCCTTCTGACGCCACGGGCGGCGGCGCAAGCGCCTGGCCCATGGATGCCAGAATGTATTTCTCGTCAATGCCAGCGGCTTCCATCGCCTTAATGTCTGCGGCAATGTCTGCAAAGATTTCGTCAGGGTCGCCGCCCCATTCACGGATGATTCGCCCGGCGCTGGTTAGCAGGTTGTTTTTCGACTCCACGGCGGCGGCTACGTCGGCCGTTGGGTCGATCCACTGCCAGCGGCGCGGCTGCCAGCTAATCGCGCCTTGCAGTTCGTCCAGAAGCGCAGGTGAAAGCGGCTTTCCTTTAACCTTGATTCGCCCTTTCAGCAGCGAATAGCGCAGCCACGCTTCCTGCACCGGCTGAATGGCGTCTTCAATAAGCCATTCCTGCAACTCTTTCCAGTGTTCGCGTTCGTCCAGCGTGCCCTGGCGGATACTCGAAAAATTGACGCCTTCCAGGTCGCTGGCCAGGTTGTTATACGAAACACCAAAGCCAGCGCTTGCGCCGCGCAGCAGAGTTTTGAACACGGGAAGGAACTCGCCGCTGGGGTATTGCGGCAGCCATTCCTTCATTTCCGCGCCTTCTGGCAGCACGTTGAATGAGCCCGGTTCAGCGTCGAATTCCAGGCTCGTCGGGTCGTCGCCGTCTTCAAATTCAGGCGCCTGCCCTTCCTTCCACTGGACGAAGCCCATTTTTGACGCGCCGACACGGGCGTTGATGATTGCCGCGTCTTCGAATGCGCCCATATTCCGCATACGAAACAGCGCCGTGGCCATCCAGGGCAGTCCGCGCTTCTGGCCCACCATGTCTTCCAGGAAGCCGTGCACCATCTGGTCGGCCGGTACGGTCGTGTAACCGACGCCCGCATACTCATATTCGGCTTCGCCGTCGTCCACCGTCGAAAGGTGGTAGGCCACCGGGCGGCCGAAGCGGGTAAATTCGATGCCGTGGCGAATGAAGTTGCTTTGGTTGTAGCGGTCCACGTTGTAATCGACAGGCACCCGCAGCGGGTCGATCACCTGCACCGCGAAACCCCACTTTCCGGCGTCTTTGCCCGTCACGATGCGCAGGAAAAATTCACCGTCCTGCACCGCGCTTTTAACCAGCAAGCGCTGGATAGCGCGCCACGACTTTTTGCCCGCCACGTCAGCCGTGCTTTTGTGGCCCCACTGTTCCCATGCGGCCTTCAGCGCCCGGCTGGTGTCAGCGTCGTGGCTGCCGTCCGCTTTCTGGAAAGCGGCTTTCATGGTTATGCCTTTCGGCCCCACGATGTTCTGGCTACACATGCGCAGGAACGCCCGCGCATAGTCGTTGTTCATCGCCTGTTCGCGCGAACGCGCGACAAGTGGGCGATAGTTCCTCGTAATGATCCAGTCAGCGGGCAGCGCCGTGCCGGTCCATGTTGCGTTTAAACGGTCAAAGCCCGCAGCATTGAACTGCATCGCGGAACGGATCGCGCGGCCAGCAGCGCGAAGGGCGCGCGCCGGGCGCGAAGGTGGCGTGGTGGACGGCATTTCGACGGCGCGGGCGGGCATCAGCCCACGCGAGCGAATGAAATCGAACATTCCCATTAGAGAATCACCTTTACCTGGTCGCCAAACAGGCGGCCACGCTGGGCGGCCTTCATGCGGCGCAGTTCGCTTTTGTAGAAATTCCGCAGGGCCATCAGGTCGGCAATGGGCGTGCGCCACAACTCGCGGTTATTGATGGCGTAGCGCATTTGATCCTGCGTTGCGCGCTTCTCCAGCACCGCTTCGACGGCATCCAGGACACGCTGGGCGTGCACGCGGGTGTCGGTGCCGTCAGCCATCGCGGCAATGTCGGGCTGAACCGTCACCAGCCCGGATTCGACTTCCATTACGGTGCCGCTCGACACGGCGCGCATGGAAAAAACGTAATCCCCGGCGGGCCACGTCGCCGTGGTCGCGGCGTCCACCGTCAGAAGGTGGTCACTGCCCGAAGGCGCGCTGGAAAAATCAATAGCCTTTGGTCCGCGCAGCAGCACAGAAAGCGCCCACAGGGGCGCTTGGTACTGTTTCAGGCACACGGTGCGCGAAAACGTCACGCCAGCACGGATGCTGTTCGGAAATTGCCCCTGCATTACGTCACCAGTTGGTGGCGAATCCCCCACGGCGCCTGCCTGCGGTTAGCGATTTCGCCCGTTTAATGGGCCTAGTTTCGCTGGGCGCTTGTTCCTTAGCCACGGCGGGGTTTTCTGCCGCCTTAACGGGCTTCGGCGTCGGTTTGGGCAGTGGGCGTGGCTTTTCGGGCTGAATCGGCGCGATTTCGGCCGGATTGTCGGCCACGGGCGCCCATGTCTGCGTTTCCGGGTTCAAAATCAGCCGTTTTGCAAGCTGGCGCAATGATGGATTCATGATTTTTAGGGCTGCCATGGCGTACACGCGGCAGTCCAAAGCCTCGTTTCGCACCTTGTCGCCCTTGTGCCACTCGCGCACCGGGAAGCCCCGCACGAAGCGGGTTTTCAGCTTTTCAGCCGTTAATTGCTTGAAATAGTCTTCGCCGTGGTCTTCGTCGGCCGGAAAGTGGCAATAACCCGGCCCTTCGCGCTTCATTGCAAGTCGGCGCATAACAACCAGCTTCGCTTCGTCCACGCCCACCTGGTACAAATCGACTTTCCGGCTGTGTTTGCCGGATTGCTTGCGCTGCGGCTTCTCGACAATGGCGCGACCCCAGCCCGGAATGCCCTTGATAGCGAATATCTTTCGGGCGCGGCGGGCGCGAATGTATTCATAGGCGGCCTGGGTGTAACCCGTCGTGCCGCCCGTGTCCACGGTGGTTGCCTGGATGGATAGCAGCGCGCCGCTTTCATGCTGGAATTCTTCGGCCAGCAGGTCGTCCAGGTCGTTCCACACGTCGCCCGATAGCGGATCGCCGTACAGCACGCGGTAAGCGACAGACCATGACTGTTCGAACAGCCCCCAGGCCACTATTTCGACTTCCAGCCGGTCGGTTTGCATGTCCACGCCGCACGTCAGATAAAGGCCGTGCATTGGCACCTGCGCCGCGTACACTTCCCGGCGCGCGCAGAGTGAATCCGGGTCGGCCTGTTCGGCGGTTTCCTCGAAACATTCGCCCAAAGAAACGTTGACGAAAGATTGCAAATCGCCAGCGGCCAGCTTATTCAAATACGACTGGACAATGTCGCCCAGCTTGCGGAACGTCGAAAGCATTTCCGGCGCATGAAATGACGCGTGGCCCTTGAACGGATTCGCCGCCTTCCAGCCGCCACCGTTTTTCTCTGCGTTTCGAATCGCCGCCACGCGCTGGCCGTCGTTCCACATGCTGCCGCAATGCTCACACACATAGCGCGCGGTGTGCGGGTGTTGTTCGGCTTCTGGCGCGTCGCGGCCGTCCCAAAAAACCTGCGTCCACTTCAAATATTGCGGCTCGTCGCAATCCGGGCACGGAACAAAATAACGCCGTTGATCGCCCGCCAGAAAGCGCTTTTCAATTCTCGAAATTCCCTTGATTGTCGGCGTGCTTGATGCCGTGTTAATCGCCAGGTCGCCGAAAGTGGCCGCGCGCTGGTCCAGCAGTTCCAGCGGATCGCCTTCGCCTTCAATCATTTCCATGCCGTCGATTTCATCGGCTTGGGTAATCGGCGCAGATCGTCCGCGAAGGGTGCGCGGGCTGCCTGCCCATGAAAACATCAGGAACCCGCCAACAAAACTAATCATTCTCGAATTGTTGACGCCTTCGCGTCCGCGCGCCTTTGCCAGCTTTCGCGTAATGCGCGGATTGGCTTCCAACATTGGAACCAATTTCGTTTGCTGGAATGTCTGCACGTCGTTCTGCGTTGGCATGACGAAAATCTGCGAACGCGGGTCGTGGTCGATGAAGTAGCCCGTAATGCATTGTTGTGTAGTGGTCTTGCCTAATTGCGCGCCGGTCTGAAAAGTAACGCGCTTAATGCCAGGCTCAACTACGCAATCAATCATGCCCCTTTGGTATGGCGCATTGTCGAAATTGATTGGACCCGGAACTGCGTTTCCGATTGGGATTCGGATATTCTTTTCCGCCCACTCGCTGGGCTTCATTTCGGCGGGCGGAATTAGGTTTTGCGCGGCGCGGCTGGCTGCTGCAACTACGGCATCCAGGTTGCTGAATGGGTGGTTCATGAAAGTGGCTTTCTCAAATGTGCTTCAGCCATTCAAGCGGCTGCGTCAATCGCATATGGTTGCGCTTTGCGATGTTCATTTTCGCCGGGATTACTTGCACGTTTTCTGCGCAGTGCAGCCCACATGCGTTTCTGGCCTGAAGCGGCACCATGTGGTCAACATGCCAACTAACTCCCGTTGTTTGCTGTCGAATAGCGCATAAATCAGCCGCTTCGATCATCACGAGACTATCTAACTCGCCATACCACGCTGGTATTGCGCGAAGTTTCGCCGCACGCCGTCTCCACACAGCAGAGTAAAAATTTCCCTTGTTTGAAAGGTAATAATCGCGCTGCCTTAGCGCGATATTTTCTTTCATTACACCCCTTGCTTGGCGCTGCCGCGCCGAGTATTTTTCTCGGTTTTTATCGTATTCGGCACGCGATACTGCCTTTTTTCTTTCAGGGTACTTTCCGCGCCAAGCCCTTGAATTTTCCACGGCGCACATTGAGCAAACGCCGTCTTGAACCCGCCGCGCTGAAATATGCCCTGCCTTACATGGCTTGCCCGTCGAATAATGAGTTAGCCCTAACGATTTCGCTTCCCCGCGTTTCATTCGTCCGATTCCCCGTCTTCGTCCAGTTCCAGCGGAGCTTCTGCCGATTGCTCAAGCGCCAGCGCCAATTCCTCGCGCAAAACCCGTTTAAACGTTGTTTCGTCCGTTTCTGCTAGAAGGCGCAGGACGGCGCGCGGCGCGACGTTCAGCACGTTAGCCCGTATCGTCGCCATTAACCGTGCGGTGGCCTTCTCAAACTCTGCCACGGGCGCAACTTCGCCGCGCGCGGTGGCCAGCTTTAATTCGGCCACCATCGTTTCGGCGGCCAGCTTGCGCAGTTCCAGCTTGTCGGCATCGTCTGGAACGTCGCCCTTCGCGCGCTGGGCGGCGTCGTCGGTGCGCCAGCGGGCCACGGCGGCGGTGTCGAAGCGCCATTCAACACCTCGGCCGCCGCGTTGCATAACGGGGCAGCCGGCCTTCACCCAGGTGTCGATAGTGGTTAGCGCCACGCCGAAGATTTCGGCCAGCCCTGCGCGATTTACGACGGTTCCCCGTGCCGATTCAGCCATGGCGTTTACTATCTCGAAAAAATGCTTTTATCGTTAACGCTCAAACACTTGACAAATGCCAGATAGTGATAGTTTGAGTTTGAAAAACGCTCGGAGAATTTCAACCCCGCGCGTGCTTGGCCCCCGCATGCCAGTGCCGCCCGGAAGGACCCACTTATCCACAGGTTATCCACAATGCACCACCATGGTGCGCTTCTGCTGTGGATAACCTGCCCTGCCTATGGATAACTACACATATCGCTTGACGGCCGCCGCTTCACGTGGTTCGTGTATTCGCCATTCGCGAATAGCGAACGGCCAGCGGCACGTCACGGCACAATGTCAATACCTTTTTGCGCTTTGAGCGCTTCGGCCAGATCAGCCTTACTTCTCCGACAATCCGCCAATGCCAGCGCCACGTCCACGTGATTGGATAGCAGGTCAACCAGGCGACCACTAGCAGCAGGCGCAACGCTCGCGCAATCATTGAGCAACGCTTGCCGCACTGTCGGATGGCTTGACGGCACCACCACCGTTAGCGGCTGCATTGGCGCTGTTCCAGATGCGCAGCCCGTCAGCGCCAAGCCCAGCAGCGCAGCCAGCATTCCCGGTCGCGTCTTGCCCGGCGTTTGCCCCATCATGATGATTCGCATAGTCCTGCACCTGTGATTTGAAATCGGCCCGCACAGCAGCCTGCTGCGCCTTGTGTTCGTCGGCCTGCTGCGCACTCGCACCAGCCGCCTTGTAATTCGCCAGCGCATCGCTCGCCGCTGCCGTCACTGCCACCGTGGTTGCCTGGCTCACAGCAGCCGTTTGCCGGTCCCACTTCTGCTGCACCGCTGCCATGCCTGCCGTTTCACCGGCCTTGTATTCATGCCAGCCGAAAGCGACTATCAGCAGCGCCACGATTGCCGCTGCCACCAGCTTTGCGTAAATGCTCAGTCCTGCCATGTGATTTCCCCCGTCAACCGATACACGAAGGCGCCAAACCCCAGCGCCACCGGAACTGCAATTGCGAAAGCGACTATCACGGCTTCGGCAGTTTGTCGCTGCCCGCCATGCGGTTGTATTCACGCCGCGCATTCTTAACGCACGTCCGAATCGTTCCGCGCATTTGCATGGCTGCAATGCGATCTTTGAAATCCGCTCGCGCTAGGCCAACGGGTTCGCCGCCCATGGACACAACCGTGCCACTCTTGCGCGCCAACACGCTGCCGATTGCCGCGCCAATCAATGCTCGCTTCATGCCTGAATCACCCTCACGATATGAACCGGCTTCGCCACCGGCTCTTTTGCGAAATAGCCAGTAAGCAACCCGGCCACGAAAACTGCGCCACACAGCATCGCCAGAATTGCGTCCTGCTTCATCTGTTCCCCGACGTAACGATGGTTTCGGATTTATGGACGGTCGTCTTTCCGTGCCGTTCTGAATAGTTGCGCTCTGTCGTTACTGTGCCGTCAGCGCATCTTGTGAAGTAATGCCAGTTGTCGCCCGACTTGAACGCGTACACTTTGCAGCCGTCCGCTTCACGGATCACGTGCGGTGTTGCATCAAGCCTTTCCTGTTCGCGCCTCGATTTCTCGCTGTCCTGATACCACTTCGATTGCTCACACGAAGTAATTCCGAATATCACCGCACCGCACAGCGCGATTAAAATCAGAAAGTCTTTCATGCCGCCACCCCGCCCGCATTAACGAAAGCGACTTTCAGCGCCTTGATATCGTTCATATGCTGGCCATACGAATTGCCGGGCAGCGATGCCCAAATGTTCGAACAGCGCTCGACGGCCGTTTCGAACTGGCCCGCGTCGATCAGCGGAAATGCGCCCCGCTCGCGAATCTGCTGCAATGCAATCATGTCTTGCGACAGCGGGCTGAAATCCGTTAGCTTCAGCAATGCCGCATACGCCTTGAACCAGCGGAACAGCAATTGATAGCGCCCGGCCGCCGTCGAATTCAGCGCCCGATTCAACACGTTCGGATGCGTTGCATACGACGGGAAAATCAGCGGCTTTGCTGGCGTCGATCCCACCAGCACGTTATAGCCGTCGTCCGACTCCGCCAGCAGCGCCGCGCCGATTTCCGAATGCGCGATCATGTCCAGAAACGCAACGCGGTTCGCCCCGCCCGCTTGCTGTGCTGTTATGCGAGCCATTACGCTGCCGCCTTTTTGAATAGCTGTTTTTTGACGTATCGCAGCCAGTAATGCCGAACGCCCAGCATTGCGAAAGCGACTATCAGCGTTTGATATGTCCGCAATTCCGCAACGCCCAGCACGATTGCCAATGAGGAAACGGCGATCCAGAAGTAAATCGCCTTGCCCACAATGCCGTCGTTGACGCTGCGCGAAAAACCACACCAGCACGCCCACAGAGCCAGCACGATTGCAGCCGCCACGGTTATGGTTTCATTCATTGCGCGCCCCCGCCGAAACGGGCTTTCACCAGCGCCCACAGGTCGGCTTCCTTAATCGAGCGGATCACGGCGGAAATCATGCTGCCGCCAAATGCGCCCAGCAGAAAACCAACGCCACCGGCTGATTCAGGATTGATGTGGAAATAGCGCATGACAGCGCCAGTCAGAAAGTAGCCGCAGCACACACCAGTGAGAACGAAGACCACGAAGCCTTTACGCGTCTTCAGTTCGTCATGGAATGGCATGGCTACCAATGCGCCGAATAAGGCGGCTATCGCCCATTCAGCGCCAGGGAACCGCCTGATTAGATCAAACACGGGCAGGACTCCCGTGGAAAGGAAATAGCATGTGGAAAACCCCGCTGTGGACAGTGGCCACATTTTCGGGTTGCTCAGGCTTGCTTTCCACGGCGGTGTTTTTCTTCGGTCGGCCGCCCTTGTTTTCGGAACACGTCGCCGGATACAGGTTTTCACCGCCGAACGCATTAACCATCTTTGCCGCGTCTTCAAATCCCAATATGGCCACCAGCTTGTGGTCCATCGTGATTCGCTGCGGCACATAGAGCATTGGCCGCTTGCACGCTTTGCCTGGTCGGTTGTCACTCCGTCGCGGCAGACTCGCCACAAGGTGTAACGCCTGTTCGCGTCCGATCACGTCCGCGATTTCCTGCACGCTTGCCGGTAGTGGTTTAGTGTCCATAGCCCCGTTCGGTAAAAATTGCCACTGCGGGGTTATGTTAACAGAATGCGAGCGGAAATCGGTATTTATTACCGGAAAAGCTACAGGGTAGGTAGGGCGGTGATTTCTATACGTTTTGATTTGCTATGGTATAGAGACAATGCTTATATCTACTTATTACCTCTATACCCTTTCATCCTAGTTATTTGGTAAATCTGGTTAACTAAAGCACCCTAAATGGCTTAAAGCCTTGCCGGGCAAGGCTTCGTGACAGGGTAGATGGCAGGTAAGTGCGCAGGGTTCCAGGGTAGCGTTACCCGCGTTTCTCGTAAATCAGGCTGCCATTCGAGCGTCGCGACAGTGCGCCCAGGTCACGCAGGGCAGCGCCAGCCGCGCGCGCCTCATGCCCCACCGGATCGCGCCCCATGACACGGCGGAAAATGGTGGATGCGGTGTCACGGAAACGCGGCACACTCTCGCCCCACGCCAGCACGCGGTCATAGATTTCCTGGCCGTTTTCCAGCCCCAGCAGGCCGTCTTCCGCGATGGTCTTGCGCCGCCACTTGGTGCGCCCATTGGACTTGTACGGCACCCACTCACAGGCCCGCAGCGCGTCCGACACGGTGCGCAGTTCGGCCGTGGTGCCCGTGCGGCCGTATAACTCGCGATAGACCATGGAAGCGCTCACCACGTCTTCTGCGAGATTGGCAACCAGGTTAGCCACCGCGTCGTGGTCGGCCGGGTTGAACTCGTCAGGCGTGCGGCGCGTACGCTTCCCGCTGGCCGCTTCCAGCGTCGCCAGCGCCACTAGAATGCCGTCCACGGTGATTTCGCCAATGGCTTCGTTATGCGCTATCCGGTTCGCTTCGTGGATCAGTTCGATAATGGTTTTCATGGTCTTAGGGTGTAGTGGATGATATGCAGTCAAACAGTGAATCAGAACAGGTTACTAATAGGTAACGCGGTGATTTACATTATCCACAAGTACATCAAAGTAAGCAAGTGCGAATGAAAGTGAATGTGGGTGGTGTCATTACTTACCTTCATTCACTACGTACACGCGTTGTTTTTTGGAAACAAAAAAGCCACCCTAGGGTGGCTTGTGTAGTAGAGGGTACGAAGAAAGCGGCTATACGATACCCAACGCATTGCGGATTGAATGCCGAACGAAGTCCGCGCCGAATGCATGGCCGCACTTCCACGCCTGTTCATAAATGCGTATCGCTGTATTCACCTGCTGGGCGGTGTAATCGACAGGCAGCGTAAAAATCCCCTTGCCCACAGAATCAAGCACGGCCACGTGAGGCAGCGAGCTATTCACGCGAACGGCCGCGTATCCGTCCAGCACGCCGTCCACCGGCTCGCGCATGCCGTTGTTAAGCCCGGCCGCCAGCGCCGCTTCCTTAAACGTGTACACCGTCGCGCCGTGGATTGTCTTGTGATGCACGGCCAAGTCGTCATCCGTCGTCAACACCAGCGCGTTATCCGGGAATGCGCCGCCTGTGTAGAAGTCGGCAGGCAGGTCCGCATGCTCAATGTCGGTTTTCCCGAAGTGCTGCGCAAGCGCACTGGCGCACTGCGTCGCGCTGTCGGCCGGGCTGCCCACTATGATTACCGCTTTCGTCATTTCGCCACCCTCGCAAATCGACGGCCACCCCGTGGCCGCCTGGTTGATTAAACACCCGCACACGCCACAGCCATGCGCTCGATACCCGCCAGCCCTTCCAAATCCACCCGCGTAAGTCCTTTACGTTCCAGCCGCGCCATGACCAAATCCACGGTTTCCTGCGCATGCTTCGCCACGTGGTCGAATTCAGTTCCGGCATACTCGCGCACCCGGCTTTCCGCCTGGGTCAGAATGTCCCATAGGTCGGCGTTTGTTATTGGCCGCATTTCGTTTCCCCGCTTGCTGATTGAGCGGCGGTCATGGCGGCGTCGATGGCTTTGCGCATCGCATCAGGCGCCGCCATACCAACGTTGGCTGTGTTTCGCTTTCGCATTTCTTCGTTGTATGCGGTGCAAGCGGCGATAAGTTGTCCGCATGTTGCCGTGAGCGCTGTCTGTGCTGGCGGGGCGGTGTAGACGATGCGGAATCGTTGGTCACTCGCGAGGATTCCGGCTTGTTTCTCGTCCCACTTATCTTTCGGCATGTCTCGCCACACGCCTTCGCCGCGATACTGCTGCTGATACACCGCCTCCGCACCCTGCGCCACATTGGGGTAAAGAAGGCGGTTCACCAATTCCCACGCGAAGTCGCCCGCCAGTTCATGACGAATGTAATCCGCGTATTGATTTGAGCCGTTTCCGTTTCTCAAAAGCTCGGCCAAATAACGGCGCGCCGCGTCAGTGCCTTTAGCGTCAGATGTCAGTTTCATTTAAAACTCCCTTGACTCGTTCATGACATCACACACAAACTTGGCATCGTCTTTATTCGGTGTCCACGCCAATACAAAGTAGTCAGGCTCGTCTCCCCGCATCTCACTTCTTTCGCGATCAACTATCAGATAAGAGCCATTTTCAACGACCAAGAAATAGCGGTCGCTTTTCGCATCGCGCTTCTCTCCCTGCGCCACATTGGCGGAAGTTGATGCGGCGCGGGCGGCGTCGAACAAGGCCATTACTCGCGCCCGTGATTGCCTGATTACCTCCGCGTCGGTGCTCTCTGCCTCGTCCATGGCATAGCTAATCAATGCTCGCTCGAACGCCCCGCGCTCGTCCTGCTCGACCGATGGCGCGGCAGGCGAATGCGCCTTAATCTCACCAGCGAACTGCGCCCAGGCTTCGCGGAACGTAGCCTCGCCCATTGCGCAATTCGCCCATGCTGGCAGGCGGGAAACCACCTGCAATTCTTCGTTGTTTTCGCACGGGCAAGCCCAGCGCAACACCAGTTCAATTTGACCCTTCACACAACCCCCCCTATGCCGCCTTCTGCGGCTGCCTGGAAATTTTAACCACACCATGAATCACGAAATCAACCGGCGCCCCGGTAGCATCTGCGACACTCTGCGCCACTGCGTCAGCCAGGGCATAAATTAGCACCGTCGTCGGCACCGTGGCTGCATCGTAAGCCTTTGCCCGTTCCGCCACCTTCGCCCGATTTTTGATAGTCATTTTCAGGATTCCGAACGACGGCGGCACCGGCCACCGTTTCAGTGGAAAAGCCCGCGCGCGGCGGGCTTGGTGTTTATTTTGAAAACGCTTTTCTGGCGCCTTCGGCCGTCGAAAACCGGCGTTCGTTGCCTTTCTTATCCTTCGCTATCTGGCCGTCCACGTACACCACAAAAGGGCGCTGGTCCGACCATGCGAAGCGCTTCAGCGAAGACCAATTGCGCGGCGCGTGTTTGATTGCAATTTGCTTTTCCATTTCCGCATCCCCTCATTGATGCCCGCCGAAGCGGGCGCGGTTAGCTGGTTATGCAATGAACTTAGCGCACTTGGATTGCTGCTTTGCTATTTCCTGTTCAGCAAGATTCACGGACGCAAACCATTGCAGAAATTTGCCATTCGCGCGAACGAAACAACCGTTTCCATCTTCGGCGCGCTCGATAGCAATGTTAGACATTTGACCTGCCTTGTATGCTGCGCGAATGTGCTTGTAGATTGCGTTCATTTCGTTCCACTTCGTGTTTCGTTGTCGATGGAAGAATCATAAATGTTTCCATAAGCAAACACAAGCACCGTTTTGCGTTTAAACGAAAAAACGCAACAAAAAAGCCACCCGAAGGTGGCTTGAAAGTGACTATCGCGCGGGTCTAGTGTGCGTGTTCGCGCCGTGGTTTCGCCCGCTGCAATGTACTCACTGCACGGAACAGCGACAGCGCCAGAAGGAAGTACCAAAGCGCCGCCACAAAAAACAGCAGCGCGAATATTAAAAACAGAAGGAACAGGACCATGTACCACCCCGTGTTGTTGGCGGCCCATTGTATCCCGCATTTCCTCACCTTTCGCGGGCGCCGCCCCTCAATAGATTAGAAACTCGTCCCGATCCTGCCCGTTCAGCCAGGCAGGTGCCTTGCCGTTCCCCGTCCACGTCGCGCCCGTCTTCGGGTCCCGATACTTCGGCGGGTTAGGCGGTCGCTTCGCCTTCTGCTTGAACGTCGGCGCACCTTTGCGGCCAGGCTTGATGTGCCGCGTTCTCACCAGCCCCACTTCGTGCGCCGTCATGTCGTGTTCAGCGATCAGCGCCGCCACCGTCCGCACCGCTTCGGCCCTGGTTGCCGCCTGCAACTCGTCAATCTGGCGCGTTAGCTCGTCACGCGCCGCGATCATTTCCGCCAGGGTTTGATTCGCCATCCTTTGTTTCTCCATGGAAAAGCCCGCGCTTGGCGGGCTGGTTGTTAAACGACATCGGAGCGGCGCATAACCGTCGCATTCACGCAGAATTCTATGCACTGCCCGCGCCTACCAGTGAACGTCGCGCCATCATCGCCGATCACGCGCCATTGCTGCCCCGCAATCGATCGAACGACGAAACCACCAGCACGAAACCACGCAAACGCCCGCGCCCCCTTTCCGCTCTTTCTATCCGTCGAAACCGTGACAGAATGCACGGTTGCATATTCGATTGCCTTCGCTTCGTTCATCTCGCACCCCGCCTTCGTTGTCAATGAAAGCGATTTTCCATGTTTCCCTAGGGAAACGCAAGCATTTTGCCGCACAAATAAAAAAGCCACCCGAAGGTGGCTTAATCGCTTACGTGCTGTCGTCATTAGTGCGCCGTCGTTTCCTCGCGCGCTGCCTCGATCACACGGCGCATGCGCCCCACCAGCGTGGGGAAGTCTCGTTTTCCGCTGTTGCACACAAGCGACAACATGCGCTGCATTCCGCGCAGTTCGGCTTCCTCCAGGCTGTTAGCCTTGCCGAATCCGTCCAGTAATTCACGCGCTTCCTGTTCGTTGAGCAATGATCCCATGGCCTTCCCCTTTCACAATTTTGTAATCCCCGCCGTTGACAAAGCCCGAATCATCGGGCATGTGGGCGCAGTTTAGCAAATTTTAGAAAGGGCGGCTGTTGTCGTCTTCGAAATTTTGTTCCTGTTTGTAACTGTTTCGCTTCAAAGGTGGTACAGCGAACACAACGCGGCCGTTCGAACGGGAAGGCTCTTTGCCGGTCGCCTTGCGCAGGATCGTGCCCGCGTCCTTCACCTGTTTGGTGGTCGGCTTGTCGTAACCCACCGCAATGCAAACGTCAGTTGCCGACATTTTGACCACGGACAGGCTTTCCCAATCGAAGCGGTCCATAATCAAGTCGGACAGCGGATTGCGTTCTGTGTAGGTCATGTTCGACTCAGACAGGCGCTCCATTTCATCTTTGGTCAACGGGTGCCGCTCGCCAGCCAGGTAAAGCACCTTCGCTTCGGCCCATGCCTGCTGTATGTCGATCCCGTGCATACCGTTCAAGCCTGCGCCGCACTCAATCGTCCAGTATCGCCGGTTCCCCGTTTCGTCGCGCAGATACGCCCGATCATTCACGGACGCGGCAGCCGCCGTGCGTCGTGGAAATTTGCTTGTGGCCTTCGCATACGGCAGGCGCAGTTCGTCAACCTTTTTGGTGAGGAAGCCGCGCAGCGCGGTAATGTCTGACTTACTGAAAGTCGCTTCCAGTTCGCCCAACTCTACCAGCCAGTAAGATGCGAACTGCTTCACGCTGTCTTTGTCGGCCGGGTTCAAAATCACGGATTCGGCGGCCAGATCGCGGTTATTGTCGGCCAGCCCCATAATCCACGTCGTCTTACCTGCGCCTTGCGCGCCCTGCAACACCAGCACGCCTTGCATGGCAAATCCGTGGTTTTCGAACGCACACGCCACGGCGCCAATCATCCAGCGTTTCACCAGCACGCGGGCCAGTTCCGGGTCTGCTGCGTCCAGCGTGTCGGCCAGCGCCTCAATGCGCGGTATGCCGTCCCATGGCTTCGAATCAATCCAGTCAGCAGCCGGGTTTACTTTGTTGCCATCGGCCAGCGTGGTGATATAGCCCGGCACGTTGGCGCGCGGCATGCGGTTGCGGGCACAAAGACTTCCGATAGTTGCCAAGCATGCTTCCATGTGGTTGTCCTGGCTAAAACGAGTGTTAGGTATGCTGATTTCCACGTCTTTGGAAATCACGTTGTAGCGCGACTCGATCCCATACTGGCGCATCAGGTACGCCAGATTTTCCAGCGTGTCCAGCGGCCCTTTGTCGCCACGGTCTGGAAAATCGAATTCATTCACCGGGTATTCCAGCGGCGTATATTTCGGCGCTGGTGCAGCGGGTGCGGCAGCCGCAGGTTCAGGTGCAGCCGCCACGGGTTCAGCGGGCGCAGCCGGTTTAATCGTTTCGGCCGTCATTACCTCGCGCGGATCGCGGGAACGCTCGGCAAGCATTTTCAGAACGTCTTCGCCGGTCCAGCCTTCGTCCAGCGCGTCGGCCAAATCCCAGCCGTGCACCTTCTCGCCTGGCTGATAGCCCACCATGCGGATATTCGCATCGGCCGTTAGCCCCTTCAGCTTGCTGGCAATCGCCATCATGGCCAGCGCCCCGCCTTGCTTGTGCAGCGGCAGGATTGGTTTGCTGCGCGGGTCTACTTCGGCAGCATTTTCTTCGTTCGTCAGCTTTTCATGGTGCGCGTCGAAGTCGGGCCACAAATACACTTTGCGCTGCGCAAGGCGGCGCACGTCGGCTTTGTCGGCGGCGCCCATGCCACCCATCCAGGAAACGACCACGCACGCTTCGCCCAGCAGTTCCTGCGCGGCGTCGGCGGTCTTCTCGCCTTCCACCACCAGCACGTCGTGGCCTGGATACTTCGCCAGCTTGTCCAGCCCGTACAGCGGCCGTTTCATGCCGCCCGTAAGCCCACGCATCTGCCAGCCCACATGGCCTTTCGTCGGGTGCGTGCCCCACGACCACGGCATAACCTGCTTGGTGCCGTCGCCGTCCGTGTAGCGGGCCACGTACATAAGCAGGCGGCCTTCACTGTCGCGGTACGCCCACACGTGCGAAGGCTTGCCGAATTCCGGGTGCTTGAAGCCCTTCGCCCAGCTTTGATTCGGTTCCTGCGGCACGTCGTCAGGAACGGGCATTACCGGCGTATAGGTCGGCTGTTGCAGCGGCGTGATTTTCGCGGCTTGCTCGCGCGTTTGCGCGTTGTCCACGATGCCGTGCGTTCGCATCAGTTCGCGCGCCGCTTCCACCTGGTTTTTGTTGTGGAAAATCCACGCGTACAGGCCCACCAGGTCGCCGCCACGGTCTGACTTTTCATCGCTGGAGAATAGCGCCCACTTGCCCGTAGTCAGGTTCACCGCTAGGGAACCATTGCGCGCCATCCAGTTGTCGCCCACCTTTTTGCCTTCGGGCAGCCATTCAGGCACGACCCGAAACGGGTCCAGCGCAGCATTTACAACGCGGAAATCAATTGACATTACGCGGCCACCCCTGCGGCGCTATCAACCTGCGTTTCCAGGAACGCGAGCGTATGCAGCGGGATAATTTTTGCTTCGCAGCGCCAGATTCGCACCGTCTGTTCAGATCGGCCCACCAGTCTGCCCACGTCGCGCAGACTCAGTTTGTTTTTCTCCATGATTTCGAACAGCCGGGCGGTGCGCGGGTCAAGCTCGCGCGGGCGCGTCGCCAGCTTGGCGCGCAGCTTGTCCAGCAGTTCGTCGGAAATCATGGCCTTGCCTGCCGCCCACTGGCGCACGGTCTTTTCAGATCGCCCCAGCAGCGCAGACACGTCGGCGCTGTCCAGGTGGTGCCGACGCATCAGGTAGGCCAGCCGTTCGGCCTGGGTTTTCGCTGTTTTTGTAGTGGTCATTTCTCGCGCCGCGCAAATAGTAAAAACGTCCAGCGCATTATAGCCTTGGACGTTTCCATAGGTAAATAACTTTGTTCCTTTTTTACCGCATCCGTCCGAACGCGGCAGGCGGCAGGCGGGGCACCCAGGAAGGTGCGGCCACTGGCTTGGCTTCTACGGTCGGCGGCACGTCGGCCACCAGCGATTCGCGGCTGAAGAATGCGGCCGGGCGCGCGTCGGCTGCCGTCGCCTTGTGAGTCGCTTTCTTCTGCGGCGGAACAGTCAGCGCGGGCGCTGGTGCTGGTGCTGCCTTCGGCTTTTCGGCGGGCGCGGGCGCTGCCGTGGTGGCCTTCAGCGCGGCTTCCAGTTCGGCCACCTGTTTGCGCAGCGCTCGCACCGTGGTGCTGTCGTCAAACTCTGAAAGCACGGCCAGCTTGTTTGCTTCGGCCGTCGTGCGGGGCATCGGCCTATCGCTCAACACTTCGTCAGTAACGAAGCGGTCCCCACAGGCAATGTTCATGCACTGTCGGCGGCGCATCGTTCCCCGCGTGTCCACCACTTTGGTTGCGTTTCTGCATTTCGGGCACAACATGGTTATTCCTCTTTAATCGAAATCTTACTGGTCAAGTGAAAGCCACCGCAAAAATCACACTGGTAAGCCCGGCGCGGAACCCCGCGCTTACCGTATTCCGCCTGAATGCCTAGCATGTCCATTTGCGCGGCACCAATCGTTCCATACCGGCGCTTGTAGCAGACTATAGCGCCGTCAGGCATGCGCCAGCCGATGATGGTTCGGCCAGAAATCACGATCACTGCACGGGCTTCGCGGATAAGTCGGCGCATGGCCTTTGTTTCGTACCCCTTACGGGCCTTCGCTTCCCGTCCAATGCGGTCACGTGCCCGCGAAAACTGTGCGGCGTTCATGGTTGCCCCTTTTCGAAAATCGGATGCTGGCCATCGTTGCGCGGGAAAATCGCTTTCAATCCTTCATACGGGTTTCTTCGCCAGCTTGCCGCCCGGTCGAATGCTCGCGGCGGCTGATACACCACCCACGTGCCTGGCTGAAGCCCGTAAAGCCTGGCCAGTTCATCGGCGGTAATATAGTGGCGCTGTCCGTCGTTCTGCGAAGTGACGAAACCCGGATAAAGCACGAAAGCGACTTTCTTCAATTTGCCACCAGTTGCATGTAAGGGTTAAGCGTCCCGGCTGCCCTTGCCTTGCGCAGCTTGATAACAGCCTTGTGGCGCCTGATATAGCGCACCGCGCGCTGATTCACTGTGTACGGCTTAGGCTTCGGCTTGTCTTTGCCTTCGCCAGCCCGGTACATTGCAGCAGGCGGCCCGCTCTTTGATCGCTGCCAGCCTGACACATGAACAATCCCCGCGCCATGCGCCGCGTTCAGGTGGCGTTTCGCAGTGTTTTTTGTGACGCCAACGGCTGCCGCCAACTCAATTGCGGTTAGCCCGATTGCGTCGCTTGCGTCCAGCGCTTCAGCATCCAGGGCGGCCATTACCATTTCGCGCACCGTCATTACCACTTGCATTCCACCGCCCCAATCAGCCGCGCCCGATACCACGGCGCCGGTTCCAGCCCAAACCAGCGGCGTTTGATTCCGTACAGGCGCCCAATCCGCGCAAATGCTTGGCGGTCTTTTATAAGCTCTCGCATTCAATCCCCCGCGTCCCACAGTTCCATTACCCGCCTTCTAACGGCCGTTTCATGTTCCAGCCCGTGCAAATGCCCCACGCGCCAGATTTCGTGCTTGCGCTGCCACAACTTCGGCAGCCCCGTAACGCGCAGCGCGTCCCGTTCCACGTCGCCGCTTTCCACGACGGTTACAGTCTGTTCGTAGTCCGTGGCTCGATACGGTGCGCGCTTCGCTTTCATTTGCCGATGGTCCGCAGTGCGTCGGCGGCGCTTCGCCATACGTCGGCGCGGCCACCAGCTTGTTTGATTGCATCCAGGAACGGACCCTGCGCCTTGCGCTTGCGGCCCGTCGCCGTCTTCACTTCGCCCGCCAGGAACTGCGCAAACTTCTGCCCCACCATTTCCGGCGTGATTTCAACCGTCACCAGCCCGAACAGGTCCGAAAAGCCGGGCGGCAGCCCCGTGCTGAACGGGCGCGGATCGCGGATCAAAATGGACCCGTCAGGCAGCCGCTTAATGTCGTTCCCCGTCCACGCCGTGCCGACGTTCGCGCGGAACAGCATGCAGTGCCCCGCCAGCGCGTTTCGGATTTGGTTCTGGATTCCGGTTTCTTTCATGCCGCCTCAGCAAAAAATGCAGGGGTTCGAATTGCGCGCAAGTGCGGCGCGTTCGCATCAAACACAGCCCGCGCAAAACCCATGGGCGTGGCGCTGCGGAAATTGGCGCGGTCGGCGCTGGGCGGTGCCGTGTGAATCCGGTTGTCCGGCGCACCCAGCGACAGATCGCGGCACGGGGCTGGCATCACAAACCCGCCGCCCGTCCACAGGCAGGTTTTCTTCGTGTAGTTGTCGGCCGGTTCGTAACCCGTGTAGTCGTAAGGGTTGAACGTATGCGTAGGCTTGCCGAAAATCGCGCTGAAGACAGACACGGGATTTTCGAAAAACCACGGCGCACCTGACAGCAGGCCCACCATGCGGCACTGTTCTGCCACCAGCGCGGCCTTTGCCTGAAAGTGCTTATCGGACTTCGCCTTGTGGCTGAACCACCGGGCGCCCGATACCGCCACGTCCGTGCAGGGCGGGAATCCCGCCACGAAGACCACGGGCGCGGCCGGAAACAGCCGGAAGAAAGAGCCCAGCACGTCGGCGCACTCCACGATGGTTGCGCCGATGCGCGTCACGGTGCCGCCCTTCGCGTTCGGCTCGCTGGTGTGGACGCCCTTCGGGTGTTGCGGGTCCACCAGTACGGCGTGATAACCCGCATCCACCCAGGGCTGCACCATGTGGCCCGTCATGTCACACAAAGAAATGATGTAGCCCCGGACCATTACGCCGCGTCCTGTTCTGCGCCGTCTTCGGGCAGTTCGCCCTGGCTGGCCTTCGCTGCCTTTTCGGCCGCCTTCGCCGCCTGCTGCTTGCGGGTTTCTTCCACCAGCCCGGCCGCTTTCATCAGTTCGGCCAGCGCGCCCGCCGTCACTTCCACCACCGCGTCGGCGTGGGCGTTGTCTTTCTCTGCGCGGGCCACCACCTTGCGCTGTTCCGCATTCAGCCCGTGTTTCCTGAACCAGCCCAGCGCGTCGGTTACTTCGTCCACCACCTTGCGCGGCAGCCCGGCCGGTTTCAGGTCGCCTTTCTTCACGCGCCCGCCACCGGCTGCCGCCACCTTTTCACCCAGCACGGCGCCTGCGTTTTCGCCTTCCTTCCGCACCAGGTCAATGGCAGCCGTGGCCGATACCTTCCCGGCCTTAACCATTTCCTGCACGTCGTGGTTAGCGTTCGCCAGGATCAAAAGCTGTTCGACGTGCGGGCGGCTGCGGCCCACTCGCGCGGCAATGTCGCTGGACGACAAACCGAATGCAGCCAGCCGCTTGTAACCGTTCGCGCGTTCCAGGTCGGTCAACTTGCGCGACTCGTTGGACGTCATGATGCGCGTAAGGCGGTCTACGTCATTGCCTTCGAACGCGATAGTGTGAATCCACACGTCGCCGTTTTTATCGGCCAGCGGTGCGCCCAATTCCATGGCGCGCAGCACAGCAAGGCGTCGGCGGTGTCCGTCCACCACCCACACGCCACCTTCGCTTCGAATGCGAATTTCAATCGGCGGGAACGTGCCACCGGCCGCGATGTATTCCGCGAAGCGGTTAATTCCTTCCTCGAACGTTTCGCCGTTTTCGTCCACGGCGTCAGGGTCGCGCAGGTTAAAGCCCGGCTGTTCGTAAATGTCCTGAATGCGTACTTTGATGGCGTTCGCGCGGGATGCCGTGCCTTCTGCGATCAGGTCACGATACGATTTTTGCTTCTCTGCCATTTGTCAGTTCTCCTAGTAGTCGGCCGTCAGGCGGCCTTCAAAAAATCCGGTACAAAGTAATCTGAATCGCCATATTCACGGCGCGATCCATCGGCCCTGTACCAGCATTGCTTCGAACCCTTGCGGTGCATTGCACCAGTCATCATTCCAGCCCACGCATACCCGCTACACATGCAAGCCATGGCCCGCGTGTTGCGCTTGTTCATCCACGCATCCACGCGAAAATTACGACGGCCACACACCCTGCACTGCGGCACCACGCGATATTCGTCCGGGTGCCGCTTTAGCACTCGGCGCGTTTCGCAATGCCTGCACCGGGTATGAACGCGGGCCATTCTGTCAGGCCGCGATGTTACGAAGACCGTCCAGGATCGGGCCAATCATCAGCACCAGGCCCAGCACCACACCCCCTGCGACTTCGAAAGCGATTTTCTTCATGATCCACAAACTCCCTTGTTTACGTTTTCACGCGGCGGAAACATCGCCGCACCCCGAAGACTGTCCCATAGCAAATAGATAAACAGGACAGCAAAAAGCCCGCTAATCACCCAAACCGCCCACATACAAACCCCGTAACATCAAGACTTGCAGCAATTATGGATGTTTCCAAAAGAAAACACAACCAGTTTTTACACGCCCACCGCAGTCTGTTGTTTTTCAGAAAGCTGCTTTCGCCAAGGGCTATTCTGGAATTTCTTATGCGCCCAGCCGGTTGCGTTTTTGTAGCCTCGCCTTGCCCCTAGCGCGATCAGCGCGCCTAAATCCTTCGCTTCGGCTTCCTCCTGCCGCAGGATCGCGCGCCGTCGTTTCTTCTCCGCTTCTGTGATTTCCACCAGTTCGCCGTCGTCGGATTCCGGCAGCTTCGCTTCGCCCAGCAGGATTTTCTGGCACGTCGGGCACTTCGGCGGCAGCGGTCGGCGGATTTGCTGAAAACACTTGTCGCAGGTGATTGGTGGCGGCGGCCCTTCCGGTTTTTTGCTGCCTTTCTTTTTGTCGCGGCCTTCCAGTTGCCATTCGCGTTCGTCATCGGGGAAGCCGTGGCGCAGCGTGTTGCCCGCCTGGTCCAGGATCACAGCGACTTTGCCAAGGTACGGGCGCAGCGCGCGGCCCACCATTTGCAGGAACAAAGAAAGGCTGTGTGTCGGCCGCAGCATGATTACGCAATCAATCGTCACGTCACATTGCGCGATGCTGGCCAGGTCGAATCCTTCCCCGAACAGGTCCACATTGCACAGCACCAGGATTTCCCCGGCCGCATAGTCCTGGATGATTTGTCGGCGCAGCGCTTTGGGCGTGTTTCCATCCAGGTGCGCAGCGGGCACGCCTGCCGCGTTGAACTGTTCGGCCACGTGTTCGCTGTGCGCAATCGTGGTGGCGAAAACCACCGTTCGCATTCCGGCTGCAAGCCGCTTCCAATGCTCGATTGTGTCGCCGGTTAGTTTGGGCTTGTCCATGCGTTCGGCTGCGTCGGCCTTGGCGAAGTCGCCCATAGACTTACGCGCGCCCTTCATGTCGGGCACGTGCGGCGCATACACCCGATATTCCGACAGGTGCCCTTCCTCGATCAGCCAGGCCACGGACGGACCCATGACCATTTCATCGAAGAAATCACCCAGCCCCGTGCCATCCAGCCGCCACGGTGTCGCGGACAGCCCTATGTGGTACGTGTCAGGCCAAGCCTTCATGACAAGTTGCCAGCCCGCTGCGCCCATGTGGTGGCACTCGTCCCATATGGCCACGTCGGGCGCCTTAACCTGTTCCAGCCGGGCTTTCAGCGTGTCAATGCTGCACACGTTCGCCATGGTCTGAACGGTCATAGGCCGCCCGGCCGCAATGAAGCCGTGGGGCAATCCAAACTTGTGGAATGTCTTGCTGGTGCCGTCCACCAGTTCGGCGCGATGGCAGATGAAATTCACTTTCCGGCCGCGCCCCACCGACTCGATAGCCATGTGTGTGGCCAGCGCCGTTTTGCCCGATCCCGTGGCCGATTGAATCAGGACGCGTTTAGTCCTGCGCAGGGCTTGCCGCGCCTGCGCGATCAGTTCGGATTGGTATTCCCTGAGAACTACGGCCATTGTCGTATCCACGCCACGATTCGGTAATTATGACCGAATCCGGGTAATATCGGCAAACTTTACCGCATAGGTAAAAATGGCCTGTTGGCAGCAAACGACAGCCTAAATAATGTTTCCCTATGTGTTGACATTTGGAAACGTAAGATCAAAAATACCCTTATTGAACAGGCACATAACACGCTCTAGCGCTTGTGTATGTTCGATAGGAAGCACAGGATTTCAACGCATGAAGCCAGGCATATACCCGGATATTTCGAACGCGGATTACCACGGCGGCCCAGGGGTTTCAAAGTCGCTTCTGGACCTGATTGAACGAAGCCCGGCGCATCTGAAAGCGGCACTGGATGCGCCTCGCGAAGACAGGGTGCCGACAGCGGCGCAGGCCATCGGAACCGCGTTCCATGCGCTGGTGCTGGAACCAAAGGTGTTTGCGACGGAATACACGCTGGGCATGCGGCGCAGCGATTACCCCGAAGCCATTGACGATAAGGAAGTGCTGGTGTCGATGGTGGAAAGCCTGAACGCAAAGCGGCTGCCAAAACTGGCAACCACGGGCGCGAAGGCAGAACAGATTGAACGCATCATTGCAGCGCAAACGGACGTGGACACGATGGTGTGGACGCGTGAAGCCTGCGAAGCAATGAGCGGCGCGGAACTGAAGCAGCTTATTGGTGTGCTGAACGAATCGCGCGAAGGGCTGCTGGCGGTTTCTGGCTCGACAGAACAGCTTGCAACGCTGCTGCGGTCGAACGGTAAGCAGGTGACGTTGTGGCGGGATTTGAAGGCGGAATGGGAGCGCAACAACGGCCACCGCTCGATCCTGCAAACGGAAGAATGGGACGTGCTGCACAAGATGCGCGAAGCCGTTATGGCGCATCCGAAGGCAGCAGCCTTGCTGCAAAAACCTGGGCGTCCTGAACAATCCGTGTACTGGATTGACAAGGTAACGGGTGTGCTGTGTCGCTGTCGGCCGGATTACCTGACTGACGATGATTACGTGGTTGACCTGAAGACGACGGAAGACGCAAGCCCGCAGGAATTCGCGAAGTCGTGCGCGAACTATCGGTATCACGTCCAGGACCCGTTTTACCGCGATGGCCTGGCAGCAGTGAGGCGCAAGCCGCGTGCGTTTGTGTTTATCGCGGTGGAAAAAAAGGCGCCGTATGCGGTCGGCGTGTATGTGTTGCGAGCGGAAGACGTGGAGTTAGGGCGTATGCAGTATCGGGCAAACCTGAACCGATACGCGGAATGCCTTCAGTCTGGGAAGTTTCCGGCGTATAGCGAGAAAGTGGAAAGCCTGGCATTGCCAGCTTGGTATGTCAGCCAGGGCGTGCAGCGCTTGGCGGCCTAAAAGGAACATAAGAAAGTGACTATCAAATTTGAAGTTGCGGAGCGCGAAGGCGCCCGGCTCGTTATTGGCCTGGCTGGCGTCAGCGGCGGCGGCAAGACCCGCACGGCGCTGGAAATCGCCCACGGTATCGTTAAGGGCGACACGTCGAAAATTGGTTTCGTCTGCACGGAAAACCGGCGCGGCCGTCTGTTTGCTAACGTCCTGCGGGACGCAGAAGGTAACGTGAAAAAATTCATGATTCACGACCTGTACGCACCGTTCAGCCCGCAACGCTACATTGACGTGATTGAAGCGGCGGCCCACGCAGGCTTCGAAGTGCTCATTACCGACAGCGTATCCCACGAATGGGAAGGCACGGGCGGCTGTGAAGAAATCGCGAACCCGCCCGGCTCGTCGCTGAAAATCGCCAAGTGGAACGACGCTAAGGCGGAACACAAACGCTTTGTCAATGCGCTGCTGTCGTCGCCGATGCACATTATCGCGTGTATGCGTGCCCGCGAAAAAACCAAAATGGTGAGGGTCAACGGCAAGACGGAATACGAACCGCAGGGCATCCAGCCGATTTGCGAAAAGAATTTCCCGTTCGAACTTACCGTGTCGATCATGATGTACGACGGCGGCAAACAGCGCGAAGTGCTGAAAAGCCACCCGGACCTGGAAGAAATCGTGGGAACGGTCGGCTGGCATACGGGCTTCCTGGGCTATGAACACGGCCAGCGCATCCGTGAATGGGTGGACGGCGGCACCAAGGTGGACGAAGAAAAGCAACGCACGCTGGACGCGCTGCGCCTGGAAGCGGCGAAGGGCACCGCCGAACTGGTGAAGGCGTGGGCAGCCGTACCGGCCGCGATCAAAAAGCGCATCAGCACCAAGGGCTGCCCGGAAGACCTGAAAGACCAAGCCGCAGCATTCGACAAGCAACGCACCGAAGCCCAAGCGGGCGGCGCTGAACTGGCGGGCGTGAATGCGGCGCTGGAAGGGGCGGAATAATGACAGCCACCAATACCCTTTCCGTATCCGTGGGCGACACGGTGCACGTGCCCATGGCGGGCTGCGACGGCCGCGTGGTGCGGTTTGACGGCAGCATGGTGGTGGTGCAGCTTGCCAGCAAGCAGCCCGGCGCACACGACCATTTCCATTTCGGCGCGCTGGAAGTGGTGCCGCAGAAGTCGCACGCAGAATCCGGCGTGCTGCTGGACGCGCCGGGCTATCAGAGCCTTGCCCGCGTGCTGGCTCGCGCTTTCCAGCAGGCGGCCCACGGCAAGGGCGCCGAACGCCACGCGCAAGACGGCGAACCGTTCGACGCGCAGGTTATGCAGGACATGGCGCGGCGCTTCGGCGTCGGCTCGCTGCTGGGCCAGGCGTTCAAGAAATCCGAAGAATCGCAGCGCCTGCCGCACGGCGCTGGCGTGCGCGAACTGCTCGGCGCAATTAATTACCTGGCTGGCGCCGTCATCGCCATGGAACGCGCAGAGAACCAAGCAAATGGCTGAACAGTTTTCGGACGTGCTGGACCAGGCCCAGCACAGAATCGAGATTGACCTGGCGCAATCCATCCAGGCTCAACGGGCACGCGCGCTGGCCACGCCGCGCCCGGTTGCAGAAGGCTGCTGTAAAAACCCACGGTGCGCGGAACCGTTCGCCCAAAACGCAGAAAAGCGCCTGTTTTGCGGGCCAAACTGCGCTATGGAATACGAACGGTATCGCAGATAATCGAAGTACGCGGAGCGCATATTTAGTTCCGCGATCCCCAGCAAGAAAAGGACCACCAAAATGAAAGACCAACACAAACTGATTTCGGGCTACAAAGACCTGGACCAGGAGACAATCGACTTGATGAGCCGTATCAAGGCGCACGGGGAAGAAACGCGCAAGCTGGTGGAAGCGGTCCAAGCCCGCACCGCAAAACAGTACAATGCGGCGCGCGGTGACGAAGAATTGCAAGGCGTCGCCGTGGATGCCATGGGCTGGGAAGAAGAAGGCAAGCGCCACCTTCAAACGGGCTTCATGTTCCTTACTCGCGCAGTCGCCCAGCCGTCCAGTTTCGCTTAACAGCAGCACCACACACACTTTCGGAAAGTAACTTTCATGCCCGCATATTTGAACAAAGTTTTGCTAATCGGAAACCTGGGCGCGGACCCTGAAGTACGGTATATGCCCAGCGGGGACGCTGTGGCCAATATCAGGATGGCCACCACGGAAACGTGGACAGACAAAGACGGCGCCAAACAGGAACGTACCGAATGGCACCGCGTCGCATTCTTCGGCAAGCTGGCGGAAATCGTCAGCAAATACCTGGTGAAGGGCAGCCAGATTTATATCGAAGGCAAGATTCAAACGCGCAAGTGGCAAGCGCAAGACGGCACCGACCGTTACAGCACGGAAATTGTGGCCGATACCATGAAAATGCTGGGCAGCCCCCGCGATGGCGGCGGATCGCCGGGCGATGGTGGCCAGCGCAGCGAACGCCCAGCGCGACAGGAACGCCCGGCCGCAGCAGGCAAGCCAGCAGGCGGCGGCGGATTCGATGAAATGGACGACGACATACCATTTTAAGCGATCGCTTAATAGCTGAAAACGATAGGCCCGTGGTTTCTTCACCACGGGCTTTTTTACGTTCTTTTGCGTTTAAACGTAAAAGCCTGTTACAGTGCTTCGCGTTTAAACGAAAAACAACATGAAAGGGACTTTCAGCATGAACCGCGAAACCTGGCTTAACGAAATGGCAAACCTCATGGCCCCGCGCTTCGAAGAATTGGGCCACCCGCTGCCGCCGTTCTATGTGTCCGTGGGCTTCCCGTCCGCAGGCAAAGACGGCAAGGCGGCAGCGGAGTGCTGGCATTCGAGCAATAGCGCAGACAAGCGTTTCCAGATTCACATTCGCCCGGACGAAGCGGATTCAATGATGATTTCGTGCCACCTGGCGCATGAACTGGCCCACGCGGCCGTGGGGTTCGAATGCGGCCACCAGGGCGCGTTTGCCCGCGTCGTGCTGGCGCTGGGCATGAATCGGCCGCTCACAGCCACCACGCCGGGCGATGCGTTCAAAGAGTGGGCGCAGCCGTTCATTGACAAGCTGGGCAAAATCCCGCACGCCAGCCTGCGCTGGACCAATGCGCGGGGCCAGCAGCGCGGGGAAGGCGACGAAGGTTCTGGCCTGGATGGCGAAGGCGAAGCGGAAATTTCCACCGGCCCCAAAAAGCAATCCGCCCGGCTTCTCAAAGCCATGTGCGCCGAATGCGGCTACACGGTTCGAATCACGCGCAAGTGGCTGGAAGTCGGCCGCCCGCCCTGCCCGCTTCATGGGGCCATGGACGTGGAAGGCGAGGAAGACTAAAACGAAGCGCAGGCGGGCGGCCTGCGTTCATCTGGATAAACCCCGCTGCCCTGGCATCCAGGGACGCGCGGGGCGGCGGCAGCGGTGGCGAACGGTCGGCGTTTCGTTCATCTGGATAATACGGCTTCGGCTAGTCTGCCGCGTCCGATTCCGTGCCATTCATGACTGCTTCCACTTCGGCGTCGCTGTTCGGCTTTTCGCAGTCAACCACGCAGCGATAAGCGTCTTTGCTCATGTTGTGAATCGCGCGCTTCACCAGCCATTCGCCGTCTGTTTCGTCACCGAACCCGGTAACGTCCAGCAGGCATTCTGCCGTCAATCGCGGTTCGCCTGGAATGTTCAGGTTGAACCGGAACGCGCCGCGCGCACGCTTCGCTAGTTCCGCCTTTGCGGCAGCCAGGGCCATGGCGGGCGTGGGGAAATACTGTTTCAGCCGCTTTACCGGCTCGCCCGTGCCCGCCGTTACTTCGTGCCGCTTCGCGCTGCGATTCGAGTGGTAATAGGCCACCACGGTGCCTGCCGACTCGCGCGTGGATTCTTCCCACTGGAATGCGCCGCAATCGCTGGCCGCCACCGGAATTTTAGGCAGCGCCGTGCCGCTTACCGTCGTGGCGTCGCCGCGCTTGGTGAAAATCAGCTTTCCACCGGCAGGCTTCGCTATGGCGTCGTATTTCTTCGCGATGCGCAGCAGCAGGTTTATATCCGATTCTTCGGACTGGTTAATGTGCGGCAGCGCCACGCTGGCCAGCGATGGCGAAACCAGCGCAGTCATGCCATGCTCTTTCGCCATCTTCTGGACCATGGCGCCGATGGTCGTTCCCACCTTCCACGCCCGCGACTTGTGGGATTGAAAGTCTATTTTGCCTTTCGGCGTTTCGTCCCACGGCGCAGCGTGCGCCACAATTGTTAGCTCGCGCGGCCAGCCCGTGCGCCGCACGCTATCACACACGAAAATGCCTTTCGCCGTCATCACGCCGTCATAGCCCAGCGACAGCGCGATTTCCGCACCCGTGGGCGGCTTTTTGATGCGCGCCGCGTCGTCATGGTCGGCCAGCACGATTTCCAGCTTGTCCGCGTTGTCGCCGGTTTCGTCCGTCAGTGAAAGCGACACGAAACGGTCCACGATGGTGGCCGTTATGTCGTTGTCGTTCGCCTTCAGTGAGAACGACGGCGTAATCCTCACGTCCATAGCGAAACCTCGCCCGTGGTCGCCACGTCCGTTGCCACGTCGATTTCAGGCAGCGCCACGACGGTTCCCACCGGCAGCACCGGCCCCAGGTCGGCCAGCCCATAGTTAGCTGCCAGCACCGCGTTAAGAATCGACGGTGTGACGGTCCCGTATTGCGCCCAGGCGATATAGTCCAGCGTGTCGCCTTCGCGGGAAAGGTATTGTGCTGTCATGAGAATTTGGCCAGCAGGGAACTGGCGGCTGTTTTTGTGCTATCCAGCAGGCTGGAAACGGACGTGGTGGCGTTGCTCGCGCTCGACAGGGCCATGGACACACTGGACGGCACGGAACCCGCCACAAGGCCGATATTCCCGATAACGCGGGTTGCCGACGAAGCGCTGGTGCCTAGCGCCTCGATTTTGTCCAGCAGCGTTTTTGACCCGCTCAGTACCGCGCCGATATTGCCGATGGATTGCACCTGCGCGGCCACGTTGGCGGCCGTGGATCGCAGATCATTCACCACGGAAATGGAACGGTTCAGCGCGCCCACAGCGCTGTTTGCTTCGGCCAGCACAGGCCCCACGACAGTCTGCACCTGCGCGGCTGCCGCCTTCAGGCTGCCCAGCGCCGTGGCGGCCGTGGTCTGCACGGTCTTTGCCATGCTCGCGAACCCGGATAGGGCGCTGGTGGTGCCGGTTGCCGTGGCCGTTGCCGTCACCAGCCCGCTGGCCTTGTCCAGCACACTGCTGCCGTCGTCGGCCGTCGTGCCGTCGTCAAAGATGGACAGGCGCAGAGTAAATTCCACCTTGCGCGGCGTGCCGTCCGTCTTGTGGTGCGTCTGCTTTTCGTCCAGCCGGTTGATAACCCAGCGGCCCTGGTAATAGCCTAGGCTGTCCGTCAGATCGTATGGCAGCCCGTCGTTAGCCATGGCGCGCAGTTCATCCAGGCTCTGAATGTCGCCCGCGAAATCGGGATAGATCACGCCCGGCAGTTCCAGCGCGTCTTCGCCCCGCCCCGTGAATTGCTTCGCGGCAAGCTGGCCCATGCGTTCCTGCGCTGGCCACTTCCATTCTGTCGTTCGCGCCCATTCCTGGAAAACCAGGGTATTGAGCGAGAAAATGTAATCACCCAGCACCATCATTGTGGGCAGGTTTCCGCTGTCTGCTGCCATGTCTTACATTCCCGAATCGTAAAGCCCGGAACCCAGCGCCGCCGCGTGCGGTGCGCCAAGCTGCGTTACCACCTCGCGGGCTGCGTCTTTGCCGGATTGGCCAGGCTGCTGGTGGAATTCCACGTGATACTGGCGTTGGTCGATGGTCTGCCCACCACCGCTTCGGCCGCTCGCAATCGGCGGGATGGTCGGCGCGGCGGCCTGGCCTGCGTCCTGGTCTTTCCCCGTCATGTGACGCCATACGGCCGCGCCGAAATCAACCGGGTTCAGGTGCGCCGACGCGGCCCACCAGCGGCCGTTTTTAACGTCGTCCGAGCCCTTTTCCTTGTCCACGTCAGGCAGCCCGGCAGCCTTCGCCACGGCCAGCCCGGTTTCCACCAGCCCCGCCACCAGCCCCAGCTTTCCGAGAAATCCCCATATGCCCTTCGCTGCGCCGCCCGTTGCCGGTCCCACGCCTTCTGCGGCCGTCTTCAGATCGCGCAGCGAAGCAACCGCACGCGCCAGCTTGATTCCTGCAATAAGCGTCAGGGCGCCGCCCACCGTGGCCAGAATGGGCGCTGCCACTGTCAGGCCCACCGCCAGGCCACCCAGGCCCAGCACTACGCCTTCCATCAGCTTCGGGTTTGCGTCCGCGAATTTGTTGACGGATTCCAGCCCCGTGGCCAGGCGTTCCATGGCGCTGGCGAAAGTCGGGATAAGCACGTCGCCCACGCGGGTCTGCGCGTCATCCAGCCGGGCGCGGGCGTTGTCCATCTTGCCCGCCGTCGATTTCTGGTTTTCCTGGTCCGATTGCTCGGCGTCGTGCGCTGTTCCATACCATCCACGGTCGCGGCCAATGGCTTCATGGTTAAACATGCGCTGGAACAGCACATTGCCAGCGTTCGTGTTCGACGTGTAATCAGCGGTGAATTTCTGGACTGCGGCGGAATCCTTCAGGTTCACGCCTTTTTTCTTGGCAAGCGGAAGCAGGTATTTTTCCACCCATGCCTGTTGATCCTGAATCAGCAGTTTGCTACCGTACAGAGCATCAGACGTATAACCTGTCACCAAGCCATTTTTTAGCTTCACCTTTTTAGGGTCCAGCAGGCCATCTTTCAGCATGTTGGTGAACTTGTGCGCGTCCTGGTGCCCGCCGATCCAGGCGTTATTCAGCGTGCTTAGTGACTTACCATAGCCCGCCGCACTCAGCGCCTGAACCATGAATGAATCACCGAAAAACGCTTCATTTTTCGCGCCGATACCTGCGGCCTTCGCGCCACGCTGCGCAGTCAGCCAGTCTTCTGCGGAAACCTTGCCCTGCGATGCCGTAATGCCCTTGAACGCGGCATTCATTTGCTTGCGCATTTCTTCTGCGCTAGACGCCCCGCCGCGCTCGTCTGCAATCTTCGTCAGCGCGTAAATTGCGTCTTCGCTGACTTCGTGCCCCGCATGCTCTCGGTTGTAGAGTTGCAGCCCGGAACGCGCTTTAAGTGCAAGCGGCAGCGCCTCCACCGCGTGGTGCACGCTGCCCAAAGACGCCTGCAATTCTCGCGCGGTCTTGAAAGCATCCGTTACTGAAACGCCGAACTGGCGCGAACCGCTGGCGGCCGAAATCAGCGCCTTCTGGTCTTCCGCAGAAATGCCAGAATTCTTGATGATGTTTACTTCGTTTTCGCGGCTAACAGCGGCGTGGATTCCCGTAGACAGCACGCCACCAATGGCCAGCCCGGCCGCGCCCGATTTAACGGCGGCGCCGTTCAACTTCGAACGGGTTTCCTTTGCGCTGGTGTAGCTCGCCTGGGATTTGTTTAGCCGTTCCTGCGCGCGACGCAGGTTGTCAAGCGTCGAAACGGTTTTCGCATACTCGTTTCGCAGTGCCGAAACGTCTTTGCCCATGCGGGAAAACGTCTGGATAGACTTTCCCAGCAAAACCTGGCGCTTGGTCACGCGCCCCATTTCGCTGGTGATTTGCTTCAGCCCGTTTTGGGCTGCACCCAGCGCGCCCTTAAGCGCGCCGGAAATCGTGCCGCCAATTACGATTGTGGCATTTAGCCGCTTATTCGCCATCGCTCGCTGTCAGTTCGTTTAGACCGTCGATCCACCACAGGAACCGCGAAGCGGCCATGCCTAATATTTCCGATTCACCCCAGCCGGTATGGCTGGCCAGGGAAAGCACACCACGTCGGATAAGCGCGGGCGCTAGTCCAGAAAACCCGAGTAGGCCGCCGACACGCGCCGGTAGTCGCGCACGGAAAGGGTTTGCATCTGCTTTTCATCCATTTCGCACAGATTGGCGAAAATGGTTATTTCGCGCTCAATGTCGCTTCCCTTCAGCTTGTCATACACAAGCTGGTCACGGACGGTCGGCTCGCGCATGCGGAGTTTCTTCACCGGAACGCCTGCCACGTCAAGCGGGCGCGACAATTCAATGTCCGCGAAGCCTTCGCCATACTCCACGAAGTCTTCGGGCTTTTTCTTCGGGTCGGTTTTGGTAGCCATGGATGATTCCTTTTTTTATGAAAGTCGCTTTCAGGGCTGGCGTTGCACCAGCCCTTTGTCGCTTTAGATGCCCAGCAGGCTGCGCACGTTAGCCAGTGCGTCCACGCCGTTGCGCTTAAAAACCATGTTCACCACGTCGATTTCCAGCACTGTGGTGCCGCCGTGTTCCAGCTTGTAATACTTCAGCGTAAGCGTGGTCTTCAGCTTGGCGGCCGTGCCAGTCTGCACGGAACCCTGGTCGATTTCCTTCACCTTGCCGCGCAGGGTGTGGACCACGCCAGTCTGCGTGCCGTCGTCGTCTTCCAGCACTTCGCGCAGGGACACGGTAATGTCCGTGCCTTCGGTCACGCCAAAAGTGCCGATTACGTCTTTGTCGTAAGACTTCAGCGTGAAATCCGATTCGAGCTTTTCCAGCCCCATCGTGATTTCGGCGGGCGCGAACATGCCGCCGCCCAGGAAGTCTTCCAGCTTGGCGGCCAGCTTCGGCGGGTTGAATTCCTCGCACTTGCCAGCCTTGCCCAGGCCGTTATAGAAGACGTTGAAATACTTGCGGATATTCTGGATCGGCATGGGCTTTAGCTCGCGCTAGTCGAAAAAATGCTGGCGATATAGTCATTCACCAGGTGGCTGCGGAACGTGACACGCTCGGACGGGTACACGGCTGTAAAATCGAAGTCGAACGCAATAGCGCCAGCCGCGATTTGATCGGGCGTGTTGAGGTCCGGGTCTGCCCAGCACTGGCCGCCCAGGATCGCGCCACGGGCCACCAGGTTGCGCAGGAACGCATTTACGCCTTCCACCACGTCATTGACGTAGTTTTTGGTAATGCCCTGGTCCACTGCCCACAGGTGCGCCGCCATCAGGCTGTCCGCGATAATGTCCGCAGTGCGAACAACGCACAGGAACGTCCATTTGGCATCGCTCGACAGCGTGCGATTGCCCCACAGCCGATAGCCGTTCTGGCGAATCACGACGTTGACGTTTTTCGCGTTCAGCAGATTGGCGCGGCATGTCGTGTCGCCCATGGTGAAGTCGATCACGCGAGCGGTGCCCGTCACGCCGTTAATGGCCTGATTCGACGGGGACCACCAGAAGCCGCGTTCGTTGTCCGACTTCGCAATCAGGCCAGCCGTGTGGGCGCTGGTGAAGGCGGTAACGTTGTTGCCGCTGCTGTCGGTCTTCGTTACCTTCGGTTCAACCAGGTACACGCGGCGGCTGTCGAAATCGCCCGCGTATGCGATGGCGTCCACGTCGTTGGTGCTGGGTGCGTCCGCGATAATCACGGCGCGCAGCGATTCGGCAATGCCAAGCATTTCCGCAACCACCGCATTTGCCACCGTGCCCGTGGTCGCCGTGAAGGTGGCCTGGGTCGTGCCAGCACCCGCGCCAGCAGGAAGTGCGAACGTCGGCACGGCCGTATAGCCTGAACCGTTTTTCGTGATTTCAACGGCCGTAACCTTGCCGCCTGCCACCGTTGCCGTGGCCGCCACACCCGTGCCGCCACCGCCACCCGTAGCCACCAGCGCGTAAGTGCCGTCCGTGTAGCCAGCGCCTGCGTTGTTGATTGCCAGCGTGGAAACGCCGTTGGACACGCGAGTGTGCGTGAAGCCCGGCGCCAGCAGAATGCGCGGCTTGTAGCCCGTCACGTGTTCGGCGCCCACAAACGCCTGGACGCCAAGGTAATTGCCGTTCGCGTCAACGCCGCCAATCAGCTTGGCAAGCTGCGCGGCCGGGTCCACGTCGGCATCCACGCGAACCACGATCAAAACAGCCTTGGACTGGTCGAAAATGCTGTCGATTGCATCCGGCAGCGTGCCGTTATCCGCCGAAGTCGTCAGCGCCACCAGCTTGGCCGCTTCCACACGCGAGCCAGCCACCAGCACGGGCGTGTTAAGCGGGAATGCGGCCGGGTCGGCATTCGGCGCGGTGCCGATGATGCCAATAACCGAACTGGACGCAATGCTAATGGTCCGCGAACCGTCGTTGATTTCCAGGACTTCTACGCCGTGGAGAAAGTCTGTGCTCATGTAATGGGCCACCCCTTAATATTGCCGCAATCATC